CCGCCCAATGAACGAACTGGGCCTTGAAACGTAGTGCGTGCCATGATGTATTCCTTACATGCAAGTTTGGGTGTTCTGTCTGCATGTCGTCAGCCGGGACTGTCAGAACACCGGATAAGCCCGGATTGGGAACAATATACAACAAAAGAAAAAGGGGCACAAGGCCCCTTTTCAAATATTTCCAAAGAAATATTAAGCGCCGGGTGAACCAAACACGCCCAGTGGGTCTGACACGCCGAAGCTGTAACGCTCACGGGCTTTGTAACGGACGTTGCCGGTATCAAAGTCACCGTCCATGCCTGTAGACATGGGGGTACGAACAAAGTGCTTCAAACCATTAGGCACATCTGTACACAGGAACCAAGCATTGGTGTCTGTCAGGTAGTGGTTAACGGTATAGCCTTCAGGAATTGAACCATTGTTCTTCAATGCGTTGATGTCATTATCGGCTGTAGAAACGCGGAGTTCGGTTTCGAGCAAACGTGTAGCAACGAACATTAAAGAAGGGGGAACAATCAACTTACGGGGCTTAGCAGCGATCAGCAAGCTGCGCTCATCTGTCCAAGCAGCGATTTGAATAACAGCGTTTTCCAACGATGTTTCGTTCAAGTCGGCAGCGGTAGATGGTGTATTGCTGTTGGTGCCACCGGAGACCAAAGGATGTGCTGTCGAGAACAAAACTTGACCGTCACCATAAGTGGGGCCACCGGCAAAGCCGTTGTTCAAGATTGCAGCAGCTTTGACCTGCTTGGTGTAAGCCATACCACGGGCCAAAGCCTTGGTATAACGTGAAGACAGGCTGTCGTACAAGTTATCTTCCACAGCTTCCTCTGTGATGGAGAAGCCCATCGCAATGGTTTCGTGGGTGTAACGTGCAGTCCATGCTTCTTGTGCATTGTCATAAGCGATGGCAGAACCCTCGTTTTTGACTGGTGCTTGACCGAAGCCAGACAGCTTTGTCTCTTCTTCGAAGCTACGCTCAGATGTCTCTGTTTCGTAGATTTCTTTGTGCTCTTCGCCGTATTTAGCGTACTCAAGACCAAACAAAGCGTTCAGGCCGGGGAGTAATTCTTTGAGCAGTTGTGCGCGTGAAATAGCCATGATTTAGCTCCTTAGATGCCAACGGCGTTAGTGAAAGCGGAAGCGCCGGGATTGAACTTCACAAACACTTCCGTGTATGTGTCGGTCAATGGAGAAGCGAAACCGATAATCTTGAACGCAGCGGCAGTTGTTACAACTGTGCTTTCCAAAGCGCTGGTAGAGTTACCTGTACGGGTGTTACCTGTAGAAGTAGACTGTGCAGCGGCAAAGAAAGTGTTTGCGCCAAGAGCGGCCTGAGTTACTTGACCATCCAATTGAGCTTGGAATGTCACGTTAGGGTCAGTGATCACGTATGCAGTCACCACGCCGGTTGTGCCGGAGGGGTAGTACTGACCGTAAATCTGCTGGCCTTGTGCGTTGATGTAGGATGCACCAACAAACACGCCCCAAGCACCAATACTAGAACCACCAAGGTTGTTGGTAGTCAAGTCTGCGCCGGTAGCGGTAGACAAAGCGATATAACCGTCTGCGTCGATAAGAACTACTTGTCCAAAGAACAAGTTGGTTCCAGCACCGCTGGTTGGGTTAATCAAATACTGACTCGTAGCGCCAGCATAGGGCATGCCGTCGTTACGGTTAATGGCTCGTAGGCCATAGGGGGTATTGGTCATTGACATTTAAGTCTCCAAAAAAATTTAAATACCTTTTCCGAAAGTGACCGTGGACTTACGTTCTTTGAACATAGGCATCCTCGGATCATTCTCGCGCATGTATGTGTTGTCAACCGATTGCATTTGCGCGTCCGCTTGTTGGCGATAGTACGCATTACGCTGTTCAGTAAACTCCACAGGTGTTTTGCAAAGCAAGAGACCACCTACCTCGATACTGTCTGGAAACTTTGCCGCAGCAGAGTTAAACAAACGAATCTCGGGATGATCTGAAGCTTTAACGGGTTCCCAACCCTCGGCAAGCTTGGAGGAATAGTTTGTGGCGTCATCTTTCCCTTGCGAGGCAATCCTGATCCAACGAAACGCATAACCCGGTTCCGGATTCGGATCGGGTAGAAGTTTGGGGGGCATCCATTGTTTAGGACGCTCCGCCTTTTCGCGTGTATCAAGTTCCCGTGATAGGGGTTTAGTTTTTTCCATTATGTTTTCCTCATTTCTTCAGCAACCTTACGGGCGTACAGTTCCAATGGAACTCCCAACCGCTTGGCGAGATTCACCTGTGTCTGCGTCAGCACGATTTTGCGCGGTGCTGTACTACGCGTTGCAGGTGCAACGTTATTGGATTTGGTTCGCTGAGGTTTAGCATCAGCGGGTTCGTCGGCTCCAAACTGGTCGGCGAACCTTTCGCGCATGTCAGTGTTGATACGTCGGTAGTATTCTTCACTGCCTGCCGGAATTCCTTCCCCTACCAAGTCCTCGTGCAAGCCAAGGGCATAAGCTGTCATCCGTTTATTTGAACCAAACCACTGATTTTGGTCTTGCCATGCAAGCAGTTTTTCGTCCACGGGTGCAGCCGGTTGGGGCTGATATGCGGGTTGTACCTCAGTTTTTTCTTCCTGTAAAGGGGCTGGACGGAAATTATTTACTTTTTCCGATTTCATCTTGGCCGAGGTAAGCGCTTCTTGGGCGTTTACCAGAGCATCAGAATCACCCGCTTCATAGGCTTCTTTGTACTGACGTTTTGCAGTTTCAAGCTCGTTGGCCACCACTTTCTTGGCTTGTTCCAACAACGCTGTCTGGTTCTGGCTAACAGAACCTTTTAGCTGTTTGTTTTCTTCAGCCAGCGACCGGGCAAACCGCAGGGCTTCTTCTTTCTCGCGTTCCGCCGTTTCTTTAGCGCGGCGCTCGTCGTGATAGCCTTTTGTAAAGTGTTTTATGCGTTTTTGAACACTTTCGTCGTACTTTGCCAACTCATCATCCGTCACCTCTTTAGGAGGCTCAGTCATGGGTTTGCGCCCACGGTCCTCGGGAGGCGTGTCGTCTACGACTTCAATTTCCGGTTCGTCGGACTCAGGTTCTACAACCTTGCCACCCTTACGGGCGTTGACTTCGACTTCATCAGGAAACTCAAATTCTGTTTTCTCAATTTCTGCCATGATTACTCCTTAGGTTGGACGCTGGATACCACGAGGGTCTTGCACAACGGCTTGTACGGAATCATCGTTAATCAGACGCCATTCGGTGCCATGAATTTTCATGCGCGTGCCAGTGTTTGGACGAACCAAAACAAAGTCACCAACTTTGCATGATGGGCCAGATGGGAATCTGGCAGCGTCTTTGAACGCGTCGGGACCAATCTTTGCGACAAACAGCACGGGGGATAAAAGCTCCTCGTGATACATCATCGTTGCGGATTTAATAATCCCTGTTTCACCAATTTCTTCTTCAGCTTTGGGAAGCATACAAAGAATGTGGTAAGTGGCCGGATCGGGCACTTGTTTGGCTTTTTCTTCAGTGGATGTATTTAGCAACCCACTCAGATTAACAGCCTTAACATCAAACTCAGTCATCGTCATAATCCTTAGTTTTTCGCACGAGGTCAGCAAGTTCATACTGCGCGGTTTGCAGACCTCGGATAGTTCCGCACAGTTCTTTATAGTGCTCGTGGGATTTAGCTCCACCAGCACTAATTACGTCAACCAACTGCTTGACGTGTTCATTGAGTTTTCCGTCTAAAACTTCAAGCAGTGAGGCCATGATTACTCCTTATTACCTTGTAATAACTTCTGAATTCTGTCCATCTCAGCGTGCTCTAACTTCTGTGCATGAACTTGTCCGCCGTGAGCCATCTTCTGCTGGACTTGAGCTTGTTGTTGCTGCATCTGCTGTTGTTGCTGAGCTTGCGCTTGCTGCAACTCCATCTGTTTGGCAGCCATCTCCATGCCGTGTAACTCCTGCGCCTGCATAATTTCTTGCTGTAATCGCATTGATGCCATGGCTGGGTCTTCACCAGTTTTAGCCGCGTTCTCCTGCGCCTTGAGTGACAACTCCTCGGCCTTAAGCTGCAAGTCACCTTTGACCTTGAGCGCTTTAGTGTCAGCTTCCTGTTGTTTAATCTTGATCTCAGCTTGCTGCAACTGCATAACTGGGTCTTGCTGCATCTGCTGGGCCTGTTGACTTGCCGCCTGACCTTTGCTCGCAGCCAGCACCTGCTGTGCGCCTTGGGCAACCAGACGCGACAACATAACTTCTGCGTCTTCTGGCATTTCTTCGTCTGGTGGTGGCAGTGGCACGCCAAGCTGCTCCTCGACTTTCTTGCGGTACGCAAACGCCAAGTGTTCTGCAATGTGCGCTTGAATCTCGGCCATCATTTTCTGGGCTTGTGGGTTCTGCCCAATTTGCGCCATTATGAGTGGGTCCTGCATCATTGATGTATGTACAGAAATGTGTGCGTCGTGGTCCTGATAGATAAACGCTTTAGTCGGTTTGCCATTCAGGAACGCCATGTTCTCCGAGACAGGATCGCGTGGTGTCATGTCGTCATCTGTAGGTACAAGCTTCTCAGCGTTCTTTACACCCAACACTTCAATCATCTGGCGGTGCAATATGGGCAAGTCGTAAATCTGCGGAGCTTGCTGCGCCAACTGCATCACCGCTTGGTACTGCATGATGCGCTGCGCCATTGTCGCGCTGTTCGGATCGGACACTGGGATCACGTCCACCATGTCGTAATCTTCTTGCTTTGCCATGCGGTCGCCGCTTGATGGATCAAAGCTGTACTGATCTGGTGTGTAGTCGCGGATGATGTCACGCAGGAGTTTGAACTCTTGCTTCATGCTGTAGTGCACGCGGGCCTGTACAGCAGACATTGTCTTCAACTGACGCTCAAGTAATGCAAGCGTGGTACCTACCGGAGCATTTGCACTCATGTCGCTGATGTTCATGTCAGCAATAGAGCCAAGGCGTTTGCCCTCGTCAGTGATCTGATTTAACAAGGCTAGTAAGACTTGTGATGGCTCTTTGTACGGCAACATCATGATGTTGTCTTTGACCGCACCGCTTGGCACATCTACATCACGGAACTCACCGGGATTGATTGGTGTATCGTCTCCCTTGATACGCAGACCACGAGCCTTCAGACCACCGGGCAAGTTAGCCAACGTACCCGCGTCTACGAGTTGACGAATGATAGAAGTACCTGCGCGTGCGTAGCCGCCGATCAAGTGGATTAGCCCCAAGCCATAAGCACCAAAGCCGGGTATGTATGTGTACTGTACGAAGTGATCGCGTTTTAGTTTGCGCTTGTCTTCTGGGTTCCAGTTACGGCGGATGGCCAACACTTTGTTAGTGCCACGATCTATTGTCACCACGTATGGCAGTGCAATCTCATCTTCATCCTCGTAACCCGGCAAGTCGTAGTCAACGTGGATTTCCAGAATCTGATAGCGGTCGTCTTCCGTCAGGCTAAAGCCTTGGTCTTCCGCTTTCTTCTTCTCAATATCCGTGTGGATAATCTGTGGCTCACCCAACTCAACGTCACGATAAAAGCCCGCTACCTGCAGCTTCTTCATGTCGTTCTTGGTCTTACGCATGATGTGGGTTACACGATCAGACGTCTTCAAGCTCGACGCACCATACGGAATAATGATGTCTTCCGCAGGAATAAACACCGCAATCTGGCGAGCCAGACCGGGGTCGTAATAAACTTTCTTAAACGCGCTGCCTGCCAAACCAAGGGAGTACAGCATCTTCTCATGCTCGGGGCGATACTCAGACATTACCTCGGTTAACTGGTAATTCATGTCCTCCCGGACACGTTCCGCAGCCTCTTCTTTAAGACGATCAATGGCACCAATGATTTCCGTTTTAACAGGGCCTTGAGCCGGGAACGTCTCAATGATCGTTTCGCTTTGGAACCTAACTGCTGCTTCGGTAAGGACTGTAGAAAACACTCCACAAGCTCCAAGCCAAGGTTCCGTTCTTTCCTCATACTTCATCCCCAAGACATCTAAGCCCTTGACATACATCTCCACCCATTCTTTGCGGCCAGAAATGTCACTGTCCACCATCTCAACCAAGTCGCTGGCAACTTTCTGCAACTCGCCCTCGTCCATCTCTTCGGCAAGGTTGGCATCGAAGTCGTCGCTTTTATCGCCTGCAACAATCTCCATCAAGTCAATCTCTATGCCGTCCATGCCGACAAGTACGCCATCTGGGTTCTCAATCTGGACTTCAATCTCGGGACCCTCGTCCATCTCAGGAGCCAGTGCATCTAACCCAAGCGGTGCTGGGTTCAAGGAGGGGAACATATTAGTAGCCATTTAAAGTCCTTAGTAATACGCTTGCCGACGGGCCGCGTAATAGGGGTCATTATCCTCGTGGTCACTGCTCAAGCGCAAGAGTCCACCTTTACGAATTCTCATCAACGCCAGTGTCATGGTGTCCACCTCGTCGTCATGCTCGCCTGCGGGAAATGCCAAAATCTCCTCCACAGTGGCCGCAGCCCACGCATTCTCGGGGAACCAAACGTGCCCTGACGCAAACATATCTGCCACGGCATTGAGCCGCGCAATTTTATCCTGCCCCTTACCGGGGCTAAAGTCCTGTACAAATATACCTGACCTGCGCATCTCGTCAATCAGCGGCTGACCACTGGCTTTAGCCTCGACAATCACACTGTCCGGCTCCCATGTCTTGTACTGCTCGTGCGCCATGGCTTTTAGCTCAGGAAACTCGTATTTCCCCTTCACTTTGTTCAGCAGGATCACATTCTGCGTGCCGTCTTCTTCACTTTCAAACACGCCCCACGTATGGCACACGGAGAAGTCAGACCTTTCCTTGGTCGTAAGCGCCGTATCAAACGCCTGCACCATAAAGTCAATTTTTGGCGGATCATCTTTCTCCCACCAGCGTATCCAGTCCCGTTTTATGATCGCAGCTTCGGCTGCGGTTGGGTTTTGCTGGTATTGAGCGTACCACTGCCACATGATGTGGTGCATTGACGCCCGGGTTTGCTGCAAAGACTCGATTGACCACTGTTCTGGCCAGATTGACTTCTCGTTATCCGTGCCTTCGTTCAAAATTGCAGGGAATTCAAAGGTTTCGTAGCTGTCCCCGCCCTCATTCATGGCGGAATCCTTAATTAGACGCCCAATCAGGTCCCTCTGGTGCCACCTTGTGTGCAAAACACAGATTTTCCCGTCTGGCATGAGTCGAGTACGCAGACCAGCACTGAACCACTCGTATGCGTTGTCCAAAGATGTGGTGTTTCCAGCTTTAATGTCCTGTTCAGACAGCGGATCGTCGGCAATAATCAAGTGAGCGCCCCGTCCGGCTAGCGCACCACCCACACCAATTGCAAAATACTCGCCCCCTTTGGTCGTATTCCACTGCGCAGCCGCTTTTGCGTCGCTTGCGATGCTTGTATTGGGGAAAATTGCCTTGTATTCAGGCGTATTGATGAGATTTCGCACCTTGCGGGCCATGACAACCGCCAAATCTGCAGTGTGTGAGGCCACAATTACCTTGTGATCGGGGTGTTTTCCCAAGTACCAAGCCGGATAGTAGATAGAAATCATCTGGGATTTACCCATACGAGGTGCCATAGACACCGCAATCCGGTTCTTGATGTTGGTTTCTACCTCCATCAGCAGAGTACCCAGCCGTTTTAAGTGCGTACCAAACTTATAGTTAGGATCAATGGCAGCAATAAACGACAAAAAGTCGTTCTGGGCCAGAGTCTGGCGCTTTCTGCCATCCAATTCGGCAAACATGGCAAGTAACTCCACCGCCTCGTCTGGAGGCAGCTTCTTAGAAATCCTGTCAATGATCTCTGGAGTTAGGGTTTGGTCCATCAGATTGCTTCGACGTCGCTAATATCTATCTGTACTTGGGCTTTGGTTGGTTTGGCGCTGTTATCCACCACCTCGGCTTCCAACACCTTGGTCAGGCGTTCACGCAGCATTTGTTCTAGCTCTTCCGTAGGCCGGTGGCGCATCGTGATTTCTGTCTTGTCCGTGAACAATCCAACGTCGCTGATCTTGCCGAGCAGTTCCAGTGACTTCATCCGTATGCGGGGGTCAGGGTTTGCCGTCTCAGATAGCAGCTTATTAGTTACGTAGGTTCGCAGTTGTTGGGCCGACTTCACAACCACCTGATCGTATTCAGATAGCAGGGACTGCAGATACACCACCATGCCGGGGGAAGACAAGTCCTCGTCGGACGCCAACTCGTTACCCAGAAACACTTCGCGGGCCTTGTGCTTGTCCGTTTCGGATATTTCGTTTGGCGGTGGCAGGTTGTTAGTGTCTACTAACGCAGACATGGCTGCGGCCACGCGGGTCTCCAGCGACTCGAATGTCGGGGAGTAGTCCGCAAGCGGAATGTCGTAATCAATTACAGGTGTGTACATAGGCGGAGTAGCAGCCGTTAGTTTTGCGGATTATATATGTAATTTTTTTCTTGTGTGTTTTATTTAACAAGGGGGCGTCTTCCGTTAACGGACCCCCACGGCCTGCGGTTGGCAATTTGTTCTTGCATGGTAGCCCATCGGCAGTTGTCCGGACTATAGCCTTTTGTATTGTCTATTCTATCTATGGAATGCCCAGTTGGTTTGGGTCCCATATCTTCAAAGAAACATAGCCAGCCGGTCTTGCCGTTTTCCCCAAATCTCCAACGATCACATACAGATACCCCACGTCCACCATAAAAACTATACTTGGGATGCTTTGGGTTATAGCATCTGCTCATCATGGATTTCCAAGACTGCTTGGTATATGTGCGGCGCTCCACATCGGCGGCTGTAACTAGTGCGGCACGAAACTCAGTTGCGTAACAACCACAGGATTTGGTAACTCCAGTCTTTAGCTTGAACCCTAGCACTACCGATGTATTGCCGCAGTCGCAAAGGCAGGTCCAGCGTGCATTGGATTTTTTATCCCGGCTGTGTAAATTCTGCACAATTAATCTACCAAATCGTTGTTGTTCCATAAGATTCCTTAGTGGGGGGTAGGGTGGGATTGTACTTGATTTTTTATATTTTTGTTATAGGTTTAGTTTTATTTTGCTGCCAGAGGATTCAGCGCTCAGCGTAAAGCGGACGGGACTCCGTCAGCCCACAGCTTGGGGTGGCGGGGCGGTGGGGTCAAAACAGGGTCAAAAAAAGATAAGGTTATAACTAAAGATAAGTGTTGACAAACATTATAGTTTGATATACATTTCACCCATCGGTTAAGCAATTCGGTTTAGCCGATATGTAAGTAAACGCTATTCAAAGGAAATGAAATGGCACAATTCTCAAAACTTCATGCATCAATTATTGGTGCGTTCGCAACTGCTAAAGCTAAAGCTGAAAAGCTAGAAGCTGATAGCATCACAAAACAAAACGCTGAAATTCAGAAGTTAGTAGATGCTCACGTTTTGGCTTGCAGTACAACAAAAGCTGAGTATTTGAAGGGCAATTCAAAAACCAACGAAGCAAGGGGCGAAGTGAAAGCCTTATTTGATACGCTAGTATCAAAAGAGTACATCAGCAAAAATTCAGCGCAACAGTATGCCCAATGTTTTTGGATAGCGTTCGAAACGAACGTGCCATTTTCCCGAGACCTTGTAAACAAAAAAGCTGAAGCTAAAGCTGAAGCAAATACAAAAGCTGAAGCTACCGCTAAAGCTGGAAAAGTAGAAGTTACCGATATGCCAGCTTTAACGCTGACATTACAAAAGGCTTTGCACCAATGCACCTTGTTGAATCAAACTTTGCTGAAGGGCGCTTTGCTTGATGCAATAGTTGAATTTATCCCTGATTTTACAGAATCAGCTAAGTAAAAACCTAATCAACGGAAACCCTAGGGGAAACCCTAGGGGTTTTAAAATGAACAAATATTTTCACTATTCAAAAGCAAAACCCGAATCCGATGTTTTGACATGGAAAATCTACAATGACCCTTTGGTTAACCGATGGAAAGTTGAATTTTCCGATGGGGAAACCCGTTCGTTCCGTCATGAAAAAGACGCACTCGCATACATCAATGACAAGTTCTTTTCAATGTACTTTTAAGGGTTAACATCATGTCCGATTTTGTTGGAGTACTCACAATTTATACTTGGGTCAATGCACCAGAGGGTAAAAGGGGCAAAAGGTTAAACGTAAACAAAAGCCATTTTTGTGACACGTTCGAAATGGGAAAAGACCTTTTGAATCAATGGCGCGAAGCAAACCCCAGTATTGAAATGCACGCTGAACTTGTCATTACCCGATACATTGACTAAACCCTAGGGTTTCCACTAAGCCACCGCAAGGTGGCTTTTTTTTCGCCCTGATTTTTTCCATGCGTGCGCTTCCATTGTCCGTTTGGAAAACGTCATAGTAGTTAGGCGGTGCGGGAGAGCGAGCGTGAGTGCGCGTGTGTGCGAGGGTGCGGGAGAGCTTCGGGGCAAAAACTTCCCAAAAGTTATAACCTTATAACTTTTACCCCACGGGCTGATGGCACAACTATGACGCAGGGAGAATGGCATGCTTGTTACAATGTAACAAAACACCCCCGATTTGTTACAAAACCCCGTAACGTTGTTTTTTTGCAAATAGCCCCGCAAAAGTAATACTAAGCGTTTCAAAAACCAAGAGAGAGAGATAGATATATATATAATATATTATATTGTTACATTGTAACGGTCTTTTTAGGTTATGAGAGTCAAATTCCCAAAACGTATAGTTCCCTTAATGGTTACCCTGACGCTTATAGCAAACTAAAAGAAAAAGATTTTAGACCTTCATACCCCCAAATACCCTGTTACAGCGTAACCACGACCCATTTAACCCAAAAGCTATACTATAAAATCGGCTAAGTTGTTGATTCGCAATGACCGACCTATAAACCCCCTCGTAACGACCCCCCTGTAACATTCCCCACCCGTTTCGTAACACCGTAACACGACCCCCCCAAAGTTATAACCTTATAACTTCTGCTACACTACACACCTCCACACCAACCCAAGGACTTACTATGACACAAGACCTCTACACCCTCGAATTGAACTTCCCCACCGAAGTTGCCGACCGACTTGCCAACTCACACAAAGACGGCATCGAAGCAGCCACCACACAAGCCATCAAGTTCTGGCTCCAACTGGGCGACGACACATGGCAAACCATTGCCACACAAGCCAACACCGAAGGCATGTCACGGGCGGAGTTCGTACGCAAAGCCATTGCAAAACTAATGCACCCCGAAGCCCCCGCCTATGTAAACCTCAAATCAGACCTAACCCTTGCCGAACGACGCAAGGCACGAGATGAGGACATTGCATACCGCGCACTACGCGGAACACTACGCAGAGACCTTGCAACCCAATACGGCATATCAGAAATCAGGGTGCATCAGATCGTAGCTGCTGCAAAGAAAGAAATTGCCAAGGAAAAACTCAAGCGGGATTGGACTCCAGACCCATACGAAAACGCTTGACAACATACCTATAATCTGTTATAATTGATTTATCAAGTCGAGTAACGCCTCGGCTTGTTTAGTTCTTTAACAATTTATACATAGGTTTTTGTGTAGCTTATAAAGTTATAACCTTATAACTTTCGCCCAGTCCACATAGGGTACACAAAAAATGCAAGCCGTCGCTGTAAATACAGAAGCTCGATAGATTAGTGTCCAGTTCATACAAGAGTTGGTCGTATCCCGATGCCTCAATAGCCACCGCACCTCTTATGCGTGTTTCATATCCCATTCACTTGGGTTTCCCTGATTCCGAGAGTTTACTGTAAGTCCCCAAGGGCAGGTAGTGCCATGCCAGTTAGCTATTGTTGAGTAAAGATACCAAACCGCCAAAGATGTAAGTTACTTTTCTTCCTCGTTTGAATAGACGTTGGGTTAAAGCCCCAGTATGTTGTGGTGTAGTTTCAATAGGCTAGTGTCAACGAAACGATAGCAACATGCAGCACTAACGCACACTACCTAAATGGGTGCAGTATTTGTATGCCAATCATACAAACTGCTCAGTGGAGTTTATGTAGCACCTCGGGTCGCTACCGCTAAGACAACCATGGGAACTGGAACTGACAAGGGTCAGGATATGCCAGAACGACAAACCCTATCGTAGTAAAAAAGCCAAATCAATCGACGCACTACTCACGGCATTAGCCGTGTCAACAAGTTGTATTCAACTGGGAGGGGATACTGTCCCCTCTTGGGTGTGTACCACACCAAACCTATAACCTTATAACTTTGGGAGATCACCATGGGACTTGAGAAAGTAGTACTTAACAAACTAAAAGAGGTTGACCCTCACCTGCAAGCTAGCTTCTACAACGGCACATTGTTTATCGACAACGAGCCGAACCTTGACACGCTGACTATCTATCGCATCAACAACGCAGTCAAAAGCGTAGTCACATGCCCCATACAGATCAGCAAAAACCGCGACGAGATCGCTATAGATTTTCTTTAAACCTAACCCTAACTTTAAGACTGGAGAATGATATGAAAGTGTCCGAACTAATCGCAGAACTGGAGTGCTACGACGGTGATGCCGAAGTACACATGGCATACGGTGCTGGTGACTACTGGCGTACAACGCTAGCCCCAAGGGTAAGCCGAACCTTTCAAGGTACGGTGCAGAAGTCTGAGTATCACCAGACCGACCGCTTGTATGAACGTGACCTCGACGAGCCTGAGGATGAGGAAGACGAACCCATTCGTCAAGTTGTGGTGATTGAGTAACTTATAACCTTATAACTTTTGGAGATGCAAATGATTGAAACCAGTTACACAGAGACAAGACACTACATCTTGCTCAAGAACCTACTCATTGCTATTGCCAATGACCGTGATGCCCTGCGCATCATGGCTACCAAAAAAGAAATGGCAGAAGCCGTAGCTGCAATGAAACATTTGTGGGAGTGAGTATGACCCACTATCACCTGCCGATCTGCACTTGTTGTTACGCAGAACGGATACCCCCTGCCCGAGCTTCGCTCGGTTACAAAACATGCCTGTCATGTGGCGAGATACAAGCCAAGACACGCAAGCACACCATCGTGCCTATGCCTAAGTCCAACTACATCGTAGTGACTGACCGCAATTTATTGAAGGGGCTTAACTCATCACACAAGGGAGGGGCTATGTAATGGCAATCGTTCATGGGAAACACCGAGCGCAATACCAGTGGTATCAATACGCATATAAAACATGGGCTTACGAAATACCGAAACCTGACTTGTATGCCCATGATGTACTGCGTGTTGGGTATTCATCCGAAATAGACGGGTGGAAAATCTTTATAAATCACATCGAGGCGGGACAAGCCTCAACACTCGAAGAAGCCAAGACATTGGCAATCATGCTGTACAAACTGCACCCCGACTGGGGACACTAACTCAACCCTAAACAAACAACAAACCTATAACCTTATAACTTTTGGAGAAACACAATGAGCATGTACTCAAAACTTTCAATGCACTTATCACGTCACATGTATAAGCGTGGCAAGAACAAGGGTAGCGCCCCTGCCAATGCACATAGGCGTGGCATGGATCACTTCAGAGTGGTCAAGGGTAACGACGACACAATGCGTATCCGCATGTGGAGTACCGACATTATTACCGCTTACCCCAATGGCGATGTGAAGATCGACACCAACGGATACTACACACATAACACAACAATCATTCGGCTCAACGAAGCGTTTGGTTTCTTCGAGGGTGTGGGCGTGGGTATGGGTAAGCGTAGCATCTACAGTTATTCACAACCTGTGCTTCGGGTGGGCGTTAAACTTTATTATTACTATGACGGCATCACACTCAATGCCCAAGGCGAAGTCATCACGCCACTTCAAGCGTTTGAGCAGAAACGTGTAGATAAAGCAGCGACTAAAGAACTAGCCGTTGACCTAAAAGAGTCAGGGTTTGCCGATGCGTTCAATCTACTGTATGCAGTAGCTACACCCGATGATATGGAAACCGATAACTACGGGATGTTTGGTGTACGACTCCCCGATGCTTTGTCTGACTCTGCCCGAGCCGACACATGGAAAATGATTATCGCTCGCAACAAATTCCAACGTGAGTACGCATATCCGCAGTACCAATACGTAGAGAAATCAAATGCAAAAGCATGTTGGGCAACCATCATGGCTGCATGCAAAAAGAACATGTACATTGTGTCTCGCTCTGAGACCTTTGTCTTGTAAACGTGGCGTAAGCCAACTTAAGTAAACTTATAACCTTATAACTTTCAATCCAAGGAAATCAAAATGCAATTGTCTGTAAACCTCAAACAAGCAGCTACTCTCATTCGCAATGTGGGTACAACAAACACAATCCTACTGCGGGGTCAGCCCGGTGTAGGTAAGTCATCTATTCTTGCAACACTAGGCAAGGAACTACCTGACTATCACGTTTGCTACATCGACTGTGCAAACTTAGACCTCGGTGACTTGGCTATGCCTGTCATTGACCGAGAGAACATGACCACATCGTATGCACCCAATGTGCGCTTCGGTGTAGGTAAGAATCAGACTCGACCCGTCATACTTATGCTTGACGAGTTGGGTAAAGCATCACGCCCTGTGATGAACATGTTGTTGCCGACTATCCTTGAGCATCGTGTAGGTGATGTGCAGTATCGTACTGGGTCAATCATCTTAGCAACAACCAACCTAGATACAGATGGTGTGGGTGACAATATCCCTGCCCATGCCTACAACCGCATGACTGTGGTGAACCTAGCCAACCCAACAACTGAGCAGTGGCTCGAGTGGGCATCGGACAACAACATTGCCCCCGAAGTTATGGCATTTGCTAAGCAGTATCCGCAAGTGTTCGACTGCTATGTAGACCTTGACCCCAAGGCTAAGAACCCCTACATCTTCAACCCATTGACGGGCAACGTGAAAGCATACTGCTCGCCTCGTTCACTCGAGAAAGCATCTAACATTATCAAGATGCGTCATGTATTGGGTGATGCCTTGTTGCCTGCATTGGCGGGTACTGTGGGTGAAGCAGCAGCTAGGGATATGGATGCACTCATTCACTTGGCAGATCAGTTGCCTTTGTTCGAGAACATCGTGAAGGAACCATTCAAGGCTAAGGTTCCAAGCAGTGCGGGTGCGTTATTCATTCTCGCCTTTATGTTGGCAGGTCGTGTCGATGCTAAGACTATCGACGCAGTGATGGACTACTCAGATCGTATGGCTAACGAATCATTCGAGGCACATGCACTCTTTATCACATCACTTGCATCCAACAAAGCCAAGGTAGGTATGGCATGCGGTAGCCGTAAGTTCACGACCCAAGCAGCCAAGCTTGGTAAGTTCTTCTAAACTTATAAGGTTATAACTTTATGTTTACACCTTGGGAACGCTTCGAGCGTTTTATCTTAGTCCTAGCACTCATTGTGCTAGCCCTTGACCTCTACTACTGGAGACCATGATGCTTATCGTAGAACGAACATCTAACGGGCAGACCATCGTCGTCATTAAGAAAGATTGGCATCCCAATCGAATCAGCAAGGCGTACCAACGCCCACTGCCTAACCATGTGCAGTCAAATGATGCATGGAATTTACAAACCGCATTACTAAACAAACTAAGGAAACCATCATGAGAAATATGTACGAACTCGCAAGACAACTGCAGTCCCCCGGTGTAGTCACCACGGCATACTTTAACCCAACTCGTTTGACTAAGTCGCTACGCAACCTTGCTCGTAAGAGCATTGCGTCAGGCAAGCATAGCGGTGGGTGGTCAAGTCAAACAAAGAAAGTGCGCAACCTTATCTTTAAGTTAGCGGGTGAAGCACCTGTGATACACGCTAAGCCTGAGCATGGACCGTATGTATCTTTTGTAGCACCACGCCCTATACCTCATAGCGTTCAGAATGAGATGATTGGACTGCTCGAGGCGGACTGCTCGTTGACTAAGATGAACTTCGAGACAGAGAAGAAGAACTACTACAAGATCACATACGATGAGTTTGTAGAACGAGTTGATGATACTTTTGTTACTAACATGAAACGTTTGCAAGAGGTGGGTGGTAGCACGCACTACTCAATCATAATCCGCAACAAACCAATACGAGAGCAGGTAGTTGACTTGTTTCTTACATTGCGAACCTCTGATGAGGTGGCATTGGCTGAGCGCATAGCTTCGCTACTAGATGAGAATCGAGAGTTTCTCATCCCATTGGACTACAACTTTTGAAAACTTATAACCTTATAACTTTTGGAGAAATCAAATGAACGTATCAGATCGAATCAAGAAAGCGCACATCGCTATCATGCAACACAAAAAGTTCTGTGTGTATAGCGGTATCCTTGCGTGTGGCAAGGTGCATGTCAACAACGACGTACCTACCGCAGCTACTAACGGTTGGGATGTTATCTACAACCCTGCCTTCATCGAGCAACACATGAAGACCGACCCCGAGTTGCGCTTCCTCATCTTGCATGAGGGTCAGCACAAAGCGTATCGTCACTTGCAAGTATGGACTGCATTGCACGACGAGGATGCTCAGTTGGCTAACATCGCAGCAGATCACTTCGTTAACTTATCCTTAGTGGATATGGATGACGGTGAGGGGTTCATCAAGATGCCTGAGTTAGGTGTGCAACCTGATGCCAAGTATCGTGGGTGGTCAGTCAAGCAAATCTTCGAAGACCTCAAGCAAGAGGAAGAAGAAGGCGGGGGTGGTGGCGGTGGCGAAGGTGGCAATGGGTTCGATGAGCATGACTGGGCTAATGCAACAAGCGGTGACCCTGCTAAGGATGCCGAGCGTGGCAATGAGATACAACGAGCCATTCGTCAAGGCGAGATCGTGCGTCGCAAGATGCAAGGCAAGGGTGCAGGCGATGCAGATGGTGCGTTCGGTGAGTTGTTGCAACCCAAGATCGACTGGAAGAAAGTCTTGCGTGACTTCATCACCGAGACATGTGCGGGTCGTGACGAGTCCTCATGGCGTAAACCTAATCGTAGATTTTTGAGCTACGACGTTTACATGCCCTCTATGGTGGGGACTACTATGACAGAGCTTGTCATCGGGTTCGACACGTCGGGTTCATGTTTCGGTGGCGATGAAATGACTGCGTTTGTTTCCAACATCAAGACCATCATTGAAGAGGTCAAGCCAACCAAGACACACGTCATCTATTGGGACACTCAAGTAGCAGGGCATCAAACATTCGAGGATGGTCAGTTTGCCGTAGCCGACATGAAACCCAAGGGCGGTGGTGGTACAGATGGTTCTGTGTTGTTTGAATACTTGCGTGAACACCGTATCAACCCACAAGCTATTGTGCAGTTTACCGACGGCTACGTAGGTGATTGGGGTAACACCAATGTGCCTACCTTGTGGGCTATCACAACCGATGTGGTTGCACCATTCGGTACGACGATTCGTGTCGAAGTTTAAAACTTATAACCTTATAACTTTTGGAGAAAACCATGGGATATAGATCAGATGTGCAGGCACTTATTTACCCTGCGAACGGTGACACTAACTTGTTGGAGTACGACAAGCTCAAAACGCTAATGAACACCACGTTTAAGGATATGTTGGATACATGGGGCGATTACTTTGATTGGAATGACCATCATCGTGTACTCCAGTTTACCGCTAACTCTATTAAATGGTACGACAGCTACCCCGATGTGGCTAGGTTTACTAAGTTTTTGGAGGAGGTGCGCGACCTTGAGTACGAGTATGAGTTCATTCGTATTGGCGAGGATGACAACGATGTTGAGTCCGATAGCACAGGCGATGCCGAGAACTTTATGTACGTAGAACGAACCATACAGGTGAATTTATGAAATTCAAGTTAACTATCAACGGGCATCACGTATTGGTGGATGCAGGGCAACTCCAAATCCTTACAGATACTCTGTCGTTTGCCGAACACCTAACCGAAACTCACGTTGGGCACAACATGGGGTCACAAGGGTATCAGAACGCATACGTACCGGCTATCAAGCCAGTCGTAACACACGAGCTATTCACTGTAGCACCAGTGAACCAAGACTACATCGACACAATCAAACTGACGATGAAGCTAAATGACACATCAACCATGCAAGTAACAACCTAAAACTTATAACCTTATAACTTTGGAGAAACCATGAACTACTACACAATCGAAACAGAAAAGCCTATCGCAGGCGTCGCACGTTCCGCCATGATGGTGGACTTAAACATCGCAGTCTACTCGGGTCGCAAGCAAGACAAGAGTACGCAAGCCGAGGTCACCAATGCCAAGGGGTCAGGCTCCAAGAAAGCAGCGTCGGTGTACAAGAACTTGTTTGCTGAGTGCAAAGAGTTGGAAGCTATCACCAAGTTCCAAGCCCGTGCCCGAGCCGAACACTATCGCTTGACGCTTCCTTGGAATGACCAAGGTGCAAGACTGTTGCCCACTGCAGCCCTGCTTGAGTATCAGAAGACTATGGGTAGGCATAACACAGAGTTCAATCGCTTGGTCGATGCGTTCTTGGACAAGTACGAGACACTCGTAGCAGGGGCAGCGTTCCAACTCGGCACATTGTTTGATCGCAACGAGTACCCAAGCAGGGGCAAGGTGGCTCAGCGTTTTCGTATGGAGGCATCGTTCACTCCCTTGCCTACTGGCGGTGACTTCCGACTTGATGTGGAGAGCGAGGTACAACGCAACCTGATCGCCCAATACGAAGAGAAGCTCGATGCTAAGTTGAAGGCAGCGAACCAAGACTCATGGACTCGTTTGTATAACGCTATCAGTAAGTTGAGTGATCGCTTGACTGTGGATGAGGATGGCAAGAAGCGTACGTTCCACGACACAACGGTGACCAATGCCGTTGACTTGTGTGAGTTGTTGCAGGTCATGAACATTACCAACGACCCTGCGTTGACGAAAGCTTCACGTAAGCTTGAGGAAGTATTATCTGGCATAACACCTAAGGAATTGCGGGAAGAAGATAGCACTCGTGCTTTAACCAAGATCAAGGTGGATGAAATCCTTGGTGCATTTGATTGGGGGATAAATGATGGGGAAAGTGAAGGCGATGGTAACTGAGATTATGGAAGTAGCAGACAGGCATGGGCGAGCTAAGTCAGACGCCCTTCGAATGCTAGAACATAAACTTGGATACCACAAAGACAATCCTATGTACGAATGTAGATACGAAGAACGTGGGCTTGACTACACGCTAAAGAAATGGCGTGACGGACACGAGGAAGCATCTCGTGGACTGGTAACAGACCTACCTGATTGGCTAGAGAGAATCAGGGATGTGGCGACGGTGGGTGGGCATCTTAAGAAAGTGAACGTGCCTCCCCCTGACAACATCGTATGGTTCACTATCGACGACGATGGAAATTTAATTAACTTTATGGAACTTACATGAACTATGACAACTTGACCGATGAGGAACTAATCCGTTTTGCCGATGGGCATACGGGTTTAATCAAAGTCTTATCTGAAAGGTTGGAGATGCGGTTGCGTGACATGGAGGATTTATCACGCACCATGCCTGACCCCAAACAACTTAACCTATTCGAGGATGACGATGCCTGACATACAAACAGAAATGCAAAAGATATTGCAAGCTTGGGAACAACCCGAAACAACTGAAACAACTAAGGAAACAACAGTGTTTAAACCTACAAACAACGTAACAAAAGAAACCTTTAACTTTATTCGAGACAACTCCGGTTGCGCTCGAAACGATGCAATCCGAATCCTTGTAGCGCAAGGGCATAAGAAATCATCTGTGTCATCTTTGCTTGGACAGATGCTACGCCAAGGGCATATCTACAAGGATAGCGACGGCTTGCTACGCCCCAATGGTAAAGAGTACACACCCATCAAATCTTCTAAGACGCTTGCTAAGCGAGAAGCTAAGGTGAAGAAACCAAAAAGTTATAAGGTTATAACTTCTAAGCCAAGTCAAGAGGCATTGGGTTTAGCTGCATTGGTGAACGAGCCAATAGCTAAAGCGTTCAATCACCAACCTGACATTCGTACAAACATCGACATTATCATGGATACGATTAGCCTCAATGATGCCCACGAGTTGTATCGTCGCTTGCACTTGTACTTCGGTGGCTTGGGTAAATGAGATCAAAAGCCATATTGGAGTTTGATTACCCCGACGATGAGGATGCGTTACTGTTCGCATTGAAGGGGCAAGCTATGTATAAGGCGCTGGCAAGTATCAAGATGGTTATGTCTGCACCTTATACAAAGGCTGAGATGGTCAGCCAAATCAAAACTGTACTCAACGAAATATTTGAGGAGTTGGGTGAATGAAGCCCAATGCTAAACGCATTACGATACCGGTGTCCGAGGGCATTGATAAGATACGAGATCAACTGTCTGCGGATACTGGCATCAAGATGACATACAACCAAGTGCTTGACTACCTGATTCATTTCTATTTAGTACGCACTCAACAACCTGACGCACCACGAACACAATGGAGGAAATTAAAGTGACTTGGCCCTTCCCCCCATTCCCAAACCCCAAGGACAAGGGCAACCGAGTCCCTAAGTTCAACCCTGATAACCACGAGGATGCACCGGTATGCGACAACTAAGCGAAACAACCGCAAGGCAAACCATAGGCATGATGCGCTCAATCGCTAGCCACGTACCAATCAGCCCATTTCATTTGCAAGCAGCCAAAGATATGGAACAATTACTGGAAGAAGTTTTGAAATACCGAAAGGAAAAGAAAGATGAAAAACCCACGCGTAATAATTTACACAAGGGATAACTGCCCGAACTGTGAGATAGCCAAACGTATTCTTTCGACTGCGAACATTGAATACATAGACGTCGACATCATGCTAGGCAACCGATTGCAAAACTTTCTAGCGGAGTATCCTGATGCCCGTCAGATGCCTCAAATTTTTATCAACGACCAACGTGTTGGTGGTGTTGAGGGTCTGAAGGTTGCGTTACGCCAGTTGGGGATACTGCAATGATTAACAGTTATGCGCACAGTGGATTTCTAAAGCCCGATGTTGTAGATGCAAAGGGTTTTGGGTGGAAGGTAGAAACAATCACTAAGTTTGCCGCAAACGAACTAACGCTAGAAACAGGAACAAATTTAACACGGAGAGCTAAAGATATGTCAACAGATTACGAAACCGCAACCAAGATTGCCGATGACGCAAGCAAGATGTTCAAGAAAAGTTACAGCGATTTAATTGAAACAACGGCACAGCTACAAACATCAACTAAAAAAGTATCAGGTGATATTCGCAAATCAGCCGATGATTTAGCGCAAGGGTTACTGAAGGTGCAGAAGCAGGCGGACTTTAACAACCTGACACGATACGTTGAGTTGCTTGAGAGGGCAGCTACTGCCATGACTACGCTAGCTGACCTAGAGAAGGCAGGGAAACTGCAAAAGATTGCGGGTGCGCTGAAATGAAAGTTTTAGATTTAGTAAGGTATGACCCTGATAAAGGATGCTTCGTTATGAAAGACAATACACCCCCGCGTGTGTTCAACCCATGGGAAGAGTTAGCGCAAGTTGACCGCCCTAGCATCTTTCTAAAAGATGTTTACTTCCGTGCCAAAGGTGCGGGAACCCTTGAGAGTGAGAAGGGTCTAGGCTACAAACAATTTGGCACTTACACCAAAGCACGACAACCAAACAAACACGAAAGGTCACCCGAAGATGCCAAGACCAAAGCCCCCTGAGCCATTGATAGGAAGACAGATACGAATGTCTGACAGACAGTGGATTATTTTTAATCAGCTTGGCGGTGCCGAATGGTTACGTACCATCATCACCAAGAAAGCCCCGATGCCCAAGCAGTACTATGACGCACTACTACAGGAGAAACCAAATGATTCAAAGAGCCGATGACACGCAAATTGGCGGGTCGCATTACAAAGACAAAACCATACAGCCATGGGACTACATCATTGCCAACGACCTTGGGTATCTCGAGGGTAACGTGGTGAAGTACATATCCCGTTGGAAAAACAAAAACGGTGTTGAAGACTTGAAGAAAGCCCAACATTACTTATCCAAACTAATTGAGGTGGCAAATGGAAAATAGAATGATAATGCGGGACGCTTGGGGTCGCACGATTGCCGGTGACGGGGGGCACTGCCCTATATGTGATCGGTGGGGCAAGATATACATCCGCAACATTAACAAAACAATGGCACAAGGTTTGGTGTGGCTGAACCATCAAACTGGCGATGAGGACGGTTGGGTAAACGTTCCCGTAAAGGGGCCACAATGGTTGGTGCGATCTAACCAACTGGCTACGTTGCACTGGTGGAACCTTGTGGAACGCAAAAGCAAAGACGACTCACACAAGTCCAAGTTCTCAGGCATCTGGCGTACTACACGGTTAGGTAAAGAATTTGTGGCGGGGCTGATACGTGTCCCACGTAGCGTGTACACATACAACAACACGGTTGTTAAACACGGGGATGAAGAAGTGCTACTCAGTGAATGCCTCGACGAGGGGTTCGATTACAACCAAGTTATGAGTACCAATCTACATGGCAGCAACACCCGAATCTAAAGTAAAAGCCAAGATCAAAGCAATCTTGAAAGCCCACGGAGCTTACTACGCCATGCCTATTGGCACTGGCTACGGCAACAGTGGTGTGCCTGACTTCCTAGTGTGCCACGGTGGTGAGTTTCTTGCCATTGAAGCCAAGGCGGGGAAGGGCGTGCCTACTGCATTGCAATACAAAAACCTAGACGCCATCCTGACCGCAGGGGGCAGGGTGCTAGTCATCAACGAAGATGAACTCAAACGAGGTACCCTCGAAGCCACATTAGATAGGATGTTATGAAAATCGTAACGCTTGACCTTGAGTGCTTCTACTCAACTGAGTATTCCCTGACCAAGATTCCTACCGAGGAGTATGTGCGGTCGCCTCAGTTTGAGATGATTGGCATTGCAATCAAGGTGGACGATGGTGAAACCGTTTGGTATCCCAAACCGCAAGTGGAACGGATACTGAAAGAGTTTGATTGGTCTGATGCGATGGTGGTTGCACAGAACACTGCGTTTGATGGTGCGGTACTTGACTGGCTGTATGGCGTAAAGCCACTGGCTTGGTTGGACACACTTGGTATGTCACGGGCTTTGTTTCCGCATGAGAAGGCGCATGGCTTAGCCAAGCAAGCTGAACGCATGGGTATCGGAGCTAAGGGTGATGAGGTGCTTCATGCCAAGGGCAAGCACTACGCTGACTTCTCACCCGAAGAGTTGGCACGCTACGCTGAGTACTGCATCAACGACACTGAGTTGACGTACAAGCTATTTAACATGTACATGGCGATGGGTTTCCCTAAGCAAGAACTGAAACTGATGGACATGACTCTGCGTATGTTTATTGAGCCTGTGCTTGAGTTGGATAAGAAGTTATTGGTTGACCACTTGGAAGCCGTGAAAGATGCCAAGGAAGCCCTGATGGAATCGGTGCGGGACTTCATGCTCAAAGACGCTGATCCCGAGTACGTACACGCTATCTTTAGCGAAGGTATGGATGGCATCAAGAAGCTACTAATGTCTAATGACAAGTTCTCTAAGGTACTCGAGAACTACGGTGTTGTACCGCCCACAAAGGTAAGCCTGCGCACTGGCAAGACGGCATGGGCATTTGCCAAAACCGATGAAGAATTTAAAGCACTAGAGGAGCATCCTGATGAACGAGTACAAATGCTTGTCGCAGCCCGCCTTGGAAACAAGACGACAATTGAAGAGACTCGCACTGAGCGCTTTATCGGTATGTCTACTCGAGGCAGGTTTCCTGTACCTCTACGTTACTACGGGGCACACTCTGGTCGTTGGTCTGGTCAAGACTCTGTAAACCTGCAGAACCTACCGTCACGCGGTGACAACGCAGGCAAGATCAAGAAGGCTATCAAGGCTCCGGCAGGGCATGTGGTCATTGACTGCGACTCAGCGCAGATTGAGGCACGTACCTTGGCTTGGTTAGCAGGTCAGCATGACTTGGTGCAGGCGTTTGAGGATAAACAAGACGTTTACCGCCTCATGGCTAGCCAGATTTACCAGATACCGCCCGAGCATGTGACGACCGGCCCCGCCAGTCAGCGTCAGGTGGGCAAGACCGTGGTGCTTGGTGCAGGCTATGGCGTTGGACCAAACAAGTTACAGATATTCTTAAAGACACAGGCGGGGGTTGAGGTGACGCTTGACGAGGCAAAACGCATCATCCACGCATACAGGACAACGTACTACAAGATACCCGAGTTGTGGCACAAAGCTGATGAAGCGCTGATAGCGTTGCGTACAGGCAACGGTTTTCAAGTGGACGAGCAAGGCTTGATTAGAGCCGTACCGAAGAGCGGGTTAACCCTACCTAGTGGGCTACATATCCAGTACCCCGGCTTGGGTGAGGTGTTAGATGAGAAGACCGGCAAGACTCAGCTACGCTATTTCTCTAAGGGAATACCCGTGTATATCTACGGGGGTAAGGTAGTCGAGAACCTGTGTCAAGCCGTAGCAAGGCAGGTCGTGGCGGAGCAGATGCTCAAAATCGGCAAGAAGTACAAAGTGGTGTTGACAGTCCATGATGCCGTGGCTTGCATTGCACCGATTGAGGAAAAAGATGAAGCAAAACAATATGTTGAGGAGTGTATGTCATGGCGACCAAAGTGGGCACAAACTCTGCCGTTAGCCTGCGAGTCAGGCGTAGGGGCTTCCTATGGGGACTGTTGATTGGTACACTAGGGCTTGCAAAAACAAACCCAGTTCTTTCCATGACGCTAGCACACTCCTACTCAGGCATCAAAGACTACGAAGGCTGTCCACGCAGATACCACGAAGTCAAGATACTAAAAAAGTTTAAATCTAAAGACACTGAAGCAACCATGTACGGCACTGCCGTACACAAAGCATTTGAAGAATACATCCGTGATAAGACACCACTTCCAGCGAGTTATGCGAATTACAAACCATTCGTGGAACCCCTCGCCAACTTCCAAGGCGACGTCCGTTGCGAGGAAAAACTTGGCATCCGTGCAGACTTCACACCCTGTGGATTCTTTGACAAAGATGTATGGTTCCGAGGTATACCCGACTATCTTGCAATCAACCACGACAAAGGAATTGCAAGGGTAGCCGACTATAAGACTGGCAAGTCAAGCCGGTACGCAGACAGCGCTCAATTAGAACTAATGGCAGCTATGGTGATGATTCACCATCCCAACGTAAATACCGTCAAGGGGGCACTGTTGTTCGTTGTAGTTGGCGATGTGATTAAGTCTGAGTACACTCGTAAACAATTGCCTGAAATCCTGTCTAAATGGGCTGGCAGGGCTAGTGCAATCGAAGCAGCGGTAGTGCATGGGGTATGGAATCCCAAAAGCTCTGCCCTATGCAAATTCTGCCCAGTTACTACTTGTGAGAACCACAATGGCCACTAAACGAAACTATAAGCAAGAATACGAACGGTATCAGGGTACGCCTAAACAGTTGGCTGCCCAATCCGAAAGACACAAAGCTAGACGGGCATACGAGAAGGAGCATGGCACTCTGCCTGACACCGTAGACGTAGACCATAAGAAGGCTATGTCCAAAGGCGGTACGTCTAAACTAAGCAATCTACGTGCCTCACCGCAGTCTGAAAACACAAGCTTTTCCCGTACCAAAACTGGTGCGCTGAAGTCACAAATTTCTAAGCGAGAGCGTAAAAAATAATGTAAGATGAAATCACTTAGCGGTTGCCACTTCTAAGTTGTTTCATTTGGTTCTCCTCCCAGTAATGGGTTTGCCCAGTAGCAGTGCTACTGGGCTATTTTTGTCAACTCTATTCAAATTTATATGCAAATCATTGATAACAAAGCATTGGTGTTTAACACACGTAAAGCAAATCAAATCACTTCAATCATTCCTAAGAGCAAGGTGCTTGAGAACAACGGAGACGTTGACCAAGTTATTGTTAACTGGGGCTTTGACGAAGTGCAACTACTACGCAATCTAGGTATACGTGATGTGCCTAGTCCCATTTTGGGACGCTATCAGTGGCCGGGAATGTTTACGCCGTTTGATCATCAGCGTACTACCGCAGAGTTCCTTACACTCCATCCACGTTGCTTTGTGTTCAACGAAGCAGGCACAGGCAAGACCAGTGCAGCAGCTTGGGCTGCGGATTATCTGATGCAACAAGGCAGAGTTAAGCGTGTGCTTGTTGTGTGCCCAGTGTCCATCATGGACACCGCATGGCGTTCTGATTTATTTAAGACAGTCATGCACCGCACAGTGGCTATCGCTCAGGGGTCACGCACACAAAGACAGAAGGTTATTCAAGGAGATTACGAATTTGTAATCATTAACTTTGATGGTGTGAAGGTAGTCAATAAAGAGTTAGAAGCCGGTGGGTTTGACCTCATCATTGTGGACGAGGCTAACGCAGTTAAGAGCGTGACTACCGATAGGTGGAAGTGCCTTGCAACCTTGATTAAACCTACTACACGCCTATGGATGATGACAGGTACGCCTGCCTCGCAGTCACCGCTAGATGCCTATGGTCTGGCTAAGCTTGTGGCACCTGATGCGGTGCCTAGATTCTTTGGTGCGTTCCGTGACAAGGTGATGCTCAAGCTTACGCAGTACAAGTGGGTGCCGAGACAAGACGCACAACAGATCGTTCACCAAGTATTGCAACCCGCCATTAGATACACAAAGCTTGAGTGCTTGGACTTGCCTGACTTGTTGTACTCGACTCGTGAGGTTCCCTTGACTGCTCAGCAGACCAAGTACTATGACGCGCTCAAAAAACAAATGATGACCATCGCAGCAGGCTCAGAAATTACAGCGGTGAATGCGGCAGCAATGCTTAACAAACTTTTGCAAGTTGCGCAAGGGGCGGTATATACCGATGATGGTGGCGTTGTTGAGTTTGATGTAACCAACCGCATGAGTGAGTTGTTAAACGTGATCGAGCAGACCGACCATAAGATATTGGTGTTTATCCCATATCGACACACGCTTCAAATGGTTGAGAATACTCTGCTCAAAGAAGGTTACACAGTGCAGACAATTCATGGCGGTGTTGCGTCAACACGACGAGCAGACATAATTAAAGAATTCCAAACAGAAGATGACCCACGCATACTCCTCTTAGTACCGCAGGCAACTGCACACGGTATCACGCTGACTCGTGCCGACCAAGTTGTGTGGTGGGGTCCAGTAGCGTCCACAGAAATCTATTTGCAAGCTAACTCACGAGCGCACCGAGCAGGGCAGACAAACAAAGTTACAGTCACACACCTGCAAGGCAGTCCGGTCGAGCGACGCATGTACACCATGCTGCAAAATAAAATAGATTTACATCAAAGTTTGGTAGATTTATACAAACAAGAGCTTGACACGTAAATTTTACAGTGTATAATTTCTAAAAAACGGGGGGAAAGCTGCTACTGATTGTTAAGTCGAGACTTTTTTAAGATCGCATCAATCGGACGAGCGGTTAGTACCCTCACCCAATGTTCAACGTAAATCAAAGGAATCCTATGGATGCAAGTCAGTTAGTCAATGTGTATATCAAGATACGTGACGCCAAAGAAATAAAAAAGAAACAGATGGAAGCCGAGATTGCTGACCTTGATGTTCAGCTTGAGGCAGTCGAGCAAGAGCTTCTAGAAATCTGCAAGACCACTGGACAAGACGGTGGCAAAACACAATTCGGTTCGTTCACACGAGCCGTCAAAACACGCTACTGGACCAGTGACTGGGACAGTATGTACAAATTCATCCGTGAGCATGATGCACCTGACTTACTCGAACGTCGGATTGCGCAAGGTAACTTCGCACAGTTCGTCAAAGAGAATCCGGACAGCATGCCTGCAGGTGTGAATATCGAGTCGAAATACTCGATCACGGTTCGCCGTTCATCCAAGTAACTTCCCAATAGGAAATCAAAATGAGTAACATGACACTTTTTAAATCCGGTTCCGTTATCCCTGACTATTTACGTGAGGCTTCTGACGCTACTACCCGTGACATTGCAGGTAGCTCTGGCGGTAAGCAAATCTCTATCAAGGGCGGTGTGTGGCGTATGGTCGTAGGCGGTGAAGAAGTCGCCAAGAACGAAGAACGCGCCATGAACTTCGTGGTGATTGCATCCGGCAAGGGTGTGACACGTACGTTCTATGCAGACAAATACGAAGAAGGCAAGGACATTAAACCTGCCTGCTGGTCTGCTGAAGGCGTAGTGCCCAACGAAGAAGTGACTAACCCACAGGCTAAGACCTGCGCTACCTGCCCACAGAACATCGAAGGCTCTGGCGATGGTAAGGCTCGTGCCTGCCGTTACAGTAAGCGCTTGGCTGTAGCTTTAGAGAACGACATTGGTGGCAACATCTACCGCTTGTCAGTCCCCGCCAAGTCATACTTCGGTCGTGCTGAAGGTGAGAAGATGCCACTGCAAGCGTTTGGTAAGTTCTTGTCAGGACACGGTATTCCGATTACAGGCATTGTGACCGAAGCTCGCTTCGACACTGCCGAAGCAGTGCCCGTGTTGAAGTTCCGTGCTGTACGCCCCTTGTCGAAAGAAGAGTGGGAACTGGGTAAAGCACAGAGCCTGACAGAAGACGCTCGTCAAGCTATCGAGTTGAAGATGGTTCCATCTAAAGCCGAAGGCATGCCTGCGTTACCACAGTCGTTCAAGGAAGCCCCTGCTGCCGTCGAGAAAGCGGAAGCCGTGGCTGAGCCAGTGAAACGTGCCCCTGCTAAAGCAAAGCCTGAGACGCCTGCAGCAGCAAAGAACGTATCTGACATCTTGAGTGACTGGGCTACTGACGAAGATGCGTAATAGACCACGGGGGCATGACACCCTCTTCATTCAGAAAGTTGAAGATGCAGACCAGAGGCCGATTGTTATGCAGTTGGCTGACGTTTGCATCAACAAAGGTACACCGATTACCGAGATAGCGCTGATGTTTGGCGTGACTCGTGCGAGTGTGTACAACTGGCTGACTGGTAGATCGGTGCCACGCGCTCGTCATCAGGCAGCAATGCCTAAAGTTATTGCACGTCTTTCAAAACGTAAGTAACCCTCGTGGGGTGGCAGGTAGCACTGTCACCCCTATTTTTTCCCCTCAACCCAGTGAGGTTCTGTGACTGACTTTCTCAACTCCGTATTACCTACGCAGGGCTTGTATTGCACTGTGGGTATTCGGTCAAACGCCGTCAAGCAGTCGTTCCAAGCGACGATTGAAGACGTGGAGGCAGTCGGCTCAGGTATGGATTCTCAAGGCGTGGATGCGTATTTTGCGCTTGCCACATTTGAAGATGACTCAGGTCGCAAGGTGGACAATGCCATCTTTCTGCGGTCGTTCTTTCTAGACCTAGATTGCGGTACAGGTAAGCCATACGCTGACCAAGCTGCTGCTGCCCAAGCCCTATCCATATTTGTTGCTGACACGAAGCTCCCAAGTCCAACGCTTGTTAACTCAGGTGGTGGGCTACATGTCTATTGGCCCTTGACCGAAGACGTGCCCGTATCCGAGTGGATACGACACGCAAAATCACTGAAGCGTTTGTGCGCTCAGAAGAAACTATTTGCTGACCCTGCCGTAACTGCAGATGCTGCACGTATCTTGCGCATACCCGGCACCCATAACTTTAAGAACGAAACCTCGAGACCCGTACAGATTATTGCAATGGGTACGCCCGTATCCCTTGCTGAGTTTATTGAGCCGTTACCCGCCCCTGCAATGGACTTGAGTGCTGCCAAACAGTTTGGCATGGACGATACGTCTAAGGATATTGGTGGCACTGGCGACTACCCTAAGTGTTCGTTTAAGCGCATAGCTATCCGTAGCATTAACGGTAACGGTTGTGCGCAGATGAAGCATGCCATTGAGCAAGCACCTACACTGGAAGAGCCGTTGTGGAGGGCTGCGCTGTCTATCGCTGTGCGTTGTGAAGATGGCCCCACGGCTATCCATACCATGTCCAAACGGCATCCCGAGTACTCGGCAGAGGCGACTGAAGCTAAAGCTGCTGAGACCAAAGGCCCGTACACCTGCGAGTGGTATCGGGACAACAACCCATCACTGTGCGAGGGTTGCCCACAGAAGATTTCTACACCTCTTCTGTTGGGTAAGTTTGTAGAGCAGGCAGTGGTTGAGGATGACCAGTACATCATTGAGACGCCCAAGGACGAGACGGCACCTGCACTCACCATGTCGATACCGGCATATCCGTTCCCATACTTCCGTGGGGCTAACGGTGGTGTATACAAGAAAGAACGTACCCCTGATGGTGAGGAAAAGGATGTTGAAATTTACCCATACGACCTATACCTGACAGAAAGGTTCTTTGACTCTGACCAGTATGGCAATGGTGAAGGCGAGATGGTGGGGCTGAACTTGCACATGAAGCAAGACGGTATCCGCAGGTTCTACGCCCCAGTGACAACACTGTTCACTAAAGATAAGATGCGTGACCTACTGATTAAAAACGGTGTGGTCGCTTACGGAAAACACTTGGATGCAATCATGGCTTATTTTGCTTCGACACTACGCAAACTGCAGTCGCAGTACGCTGCAAACAGAACCCGCAATCAAATGGGGTGGACACCGGATGGGCTTGGCTTTGTTGTAGGTGAGTTGGAATACACGGCAGCGGGTACTAAACTAGCGCCCCCCGCAAGCGGTACACGAGAGTTGGCTGAGCAGTTTAAACCAACTGGCACGTTAGAGGAGTGGAGCAAGATCGCTAACTTCTACAACCGGCCCGGACTTGAGACACATGCACTGGCGTTGTTTTTTGGCTTTGGTTCACCCCTGTTGAAGTTTATTGGCCCCAAGCAGAACGTAAAGGGCGCGTTGATTCACCTTAAACACAACGGGTCAGGCTCCGGCAAGTCAACGGCTCAGATGGTGGTCAACTCTATCTTTGGCAACCCTGACACCCTACTGCTGAAGCAAGACGACACGTACGCTTCCAAGATGCACTTGCTTGGCATGATGAACAGCATTGCGTTTACTGTGGATGAGATCACCAACGAGAAGCCTGAGGTTCTGTCTGACTACGCCTATGGATTCACCTCAGGGCGAGGCAAGCACCGTATGGAATCGCAGAGTAATAAACTGCGTGTGAACAACACAACATGGTGTAACTTTACCCTGTCGTCCGGCAATGCCTCTGTTGTTGACGCCCTGCAGAACCTTAAGAGTACGGCAGATGGTGAGCTTCGTCGGGTGCTTGAGGTTGCGTTCCACAAATACACAGGCTCAACCAAGGCCGAGATTGACGAGACGTTTGGCAAGCTTAATTCTAACTACGGCTTGGCAGGCCCGATATACATTCAGTACATCATTGACAACCACGACCATGTAATGAAGCTGCTTGCTGATATGCAAGCCAAGGTGGACAAGGCGCTGAACCTAGATCAGACTGACCGTTTCTATTCTTGTTTGTTGACGTGTGCCTTTGTGGGTGCCTTGATTGCAAAAAAGCTTGGCCTAATTGACATCGACATTACACGTATTTACCAATACGCACTGGGCGTAGTTCGGGAGTCGATTGCATCTAACTTGTCTAGCGTTGGTAATCCAATGACTGTGGCACAAGAGACACTGGGCGCGTTCATCAACGAGAACGTCAACAATGCAATGGTGGCTGCATATACCCCCAAGGGTGGCTTGCCTGAGAGACCTGCGCTAACACCCAAGGGCAAACTGGTGATGCGGTACGACCCTGACACCAAGACGCTTGCAATCCCTGTGGCTGATTTACGCAAATACTTTACCGGTAGACAGGTGGACGTGCGTGATAGCTTGGCACGGCTAACCACTGCGGGGTATCTAAAGCACGGTGGCAAGTCGCATCCAACTCGGATTGGTGCGGGAGCCGTTGGTGGGCTTAGCGGTATTGCAGTACGCTGCTACATCTTTGATGGAGACGTAATTGGCATTGACGAAACGGCGTTCGCGCAAGCGGAAGCTTCCGACATTTAAGACACCGAAGGCTCCTAAGCCAAAGCCGAAGCTGTCGGACAACATGAGAGTACTCACCCTGTTTGGGGTTGAGTATTTTCTCCTTTGGGAGCGGTTTGTTATCGGTAGCTCGTTCTTCTTGCCTACCACTGCAACACCCGCGCAGGTGCGAAACGCACTCCTACCGGCTACTAGGTTTCTTAAAATCAAAATAGAAGTACGCGCCCGTTGTGAGTACGGGCGGTACGGTACGCGAGTTTGGCGGGTCTACTGAACTTTGCGTAGTTCTGCTTTGGCTTCACGTACCCAACCAACCAACTCAATCTCCATCTGTTTCAGTTCTTTGAGTTCTGCTTCGCGGTCTGCCTTGCTCATGTCATTAGCACCCTCTGGGCTGTTCAAGAACTTGCGATAAGCACGGGTGCGTTCCAGTTGTTCAAGCGTAGAGTTAACTGCGCTCTCTAACATTAACTCATCCCCATGTTCCTCAATGTATTTCTCAGCACGGGTTAAGTCGGTTTTCATCAACTCATTCAGCGTAGTGTTTGCCTTGCCGACCTTCTCGCGCTCCTCGTAGAACTCAGTCATGCGTCGTGTGCCAACTGGGTCATATAAGTAGTTGCTGAACAGTGCGTACTTATGTAGTGGGCGATCAACTCGCGTTGGGTTAAGTAAGCTGTCCGTCACCATCGTAACCATTGCAGCAGTTGAGCCGAAGTATCCACGCAGTGCGTTGTCAAGCATGATTGGAGAAACTTCAACGCCAATCTCATCACGGCTAAATACGGCAATGGCTTTAGCCAACTCAGACGTCTGCTCAGTCATACGCATGCTTGGGTCCATCGCCCTGTGGTGATAGCCTTCCAAGTCTTTGCCAGTCAAGAATGACTTGTTAGCCCATGCCTCAATCACCGGTTTGATAGCTTGCGGTATTGGCACGGCACGACCTAAGTACTGCTCAAACATATAGCTCAGCGTTGTACGCACGGCTTCAAATGCCGTTTGCTCTTCTGGTGTACCCTGACGACGCATGTATTCTACGATACGCTCGGGAATGACTTTAAAGATAGCACCTAGTTCGCCCGGAACTCCGATCTTGTATCCGCCACCAAGAATCCAGTTGCTGTCCCGAGTACGCAAGTCCATCTCGTTGTAGTCTTCGTCGTCATCGCCCTTACCCAACGCATACAGGGAACTCAGCATCGTGACAGTAACCGCACGGCTATAGAACAATCGCCGAGCTTGCGCACGATCAACAGAAGAACTTGAGTCCTTGCCTGACGCTGCGCGATACAGCACATCCATACCTTGTATGTAAGCGTTAAAGAACGGGATGACCGTAATCATGTCAGTCACAAACTGATTCGCACCACGGCGACGGAAGTTAATAAACTCACGGGCACGGGTCTGTGCCAACAACTCATCGCCCTTGCTTTCCTTCATGGTCTGATCGTAGATTGCCTTACGAACGGCCAAGTCAGACGCACGGGTAATGCCATCGAGTTTGTGAATCAGTGACTCAAACCTACCGCGCTTTTTGTAACCTAAATCTTTTAGCAAAGATGTTGCAGGCTTACCGGCTTCAAAGTCGTACTCACCAGTCAAACCGAGGCGTCCAAAATCTCTGACGTATGGGTGTTCAAGCCCCGGCAAACCAAACAGCGCCTTCACAGTTTGTTTCCCTTCGTGCCACACTAAATTACCAAAGTTAGTCAAAGACATCCATACCAATGCGCCGGGGTTTCTTACACCGGAGGTCATGATGGCACGTTGCACGTCGTCCATTACCTGCTTCAACGCAAATGGCGGCAGTACAGTAACTGTTTTGCGTAGGATGTTAGAGAACGCACCCATTGCCCGAATCCAACCCGCCTTAGGTGGGTTCAAGTCTTTAAACGCCATGACGTCGTACTTGCTTGGCACTGACCAATACATCATCTCGCCGTCAACATAAGCGCCAACAACGTTTGGTTTGCCTTGGTTAGTGCGCCCCAAGAACTTAGCCTGTCCAATGTCTTCTAGGCTACGCAAAGTTGTTAAAGTAGCGTCGGCTTTAAGTGTTTGCCCAACCATCCAACCGAGCGTGTTTAGGTAGTTATCGAACACATTGCCCACCGGACGGTTGAGCGAACCAACCAACTCAGGTAGCTTGCCAAGTTGTGCCAAACCTTTACCACTGATCTTTTTGGCTTTGTTGAAGTTGGTGGTTACCTCGTCAATTGTTTCACGGTCAAATGGTACATAGCCTACGACCTCGCGCCACAGCTTGCCTTCTTCAGCAGACAATCTACCTACCGAAACCAAGTTGTCAACCATCGCTTTACGGGCTTCGTCCATGAGCTTGCTCATTTCCTGCAAGTCTGGGTCGGCGTTGTATGCTTTTACTAACTGGTCGATCTCGTTGTCTTTTAAGTGAATCAGGAACGTTGTGCCGTCTTGCGCATTAGACCTGCGCATCTCATTTAAACGCACACCTTCCAACACACGGCTGGCAATTTGTGTGGCGCGTTCACGGCTGTATCCGTTTTTTTCTCCGTACTTGTCAATCAAACCATAAACTTCTGCAGGTGGGCGTACGCCTTCACCCATGCCGGACTTCCACAAGCCTGTTGTTTTATCTTTATACAACGTGCCAGTTTGGAAATACTCAAGCAGCATCTTGGTGTAGTCTTGCGCTTGACGGTACAGACCCATGGGGTTTAGCTTGCCCAGCTTGTCACGCACCGCGCCATCAAACTTCTCACTCAAACGTTTTTCAATCGTGGCAGCAATGTCTGATACTTGCGTACGGAACTTAGTCACGTAGCCAATGTCAGAGTTGGATTGAACACCGGTAAGTAAGTTTTTTAATCCGGATTTGTCGTCACGGTTTAACGGCCCCATGGAGTCAATAAGTTGCTCGTCGCTAAAGGTAACGGCAAAATCAATCTTAGTGTCTGCTGGAGAAACAGAACGCGTACCAGCGGGGTTAAACCCCCATAAGAAAGCATCAGCACTGCCCGGCCCCATGTTTTCTAAGAATTCTGCAACGGCTCTGGATGGTGGGAACTTACGCCCTGACACCACGGCAACCAAGTCACGCATCATTTGCGCAACTTTAGAGAAGAACTTTTCGGCAATCGTCAATGGCTTATCGGCAGTGGTGGCCCAACGAGACACGTTGTCTGCAAACCACTCACTAAATCCTAACCAGTATTGCTGTTGCTTTGCTCTTAGTTGATCTGTAGTTACGTCAGGAATACCGGACCGTTCCATGTTTTCCGTACCACGGCGGTTGCGAAGATTGGGAACTAACTCCCGCATGCTCTTGCCTTTGTTGGTGGCAAGCCATGCATCGTACTCATACAAGACCGCTTCTTTTTCTTTTACAGACGCGGTGTCAAACGCAATATGCTGGATCATGTGCCCAAGTTCATGAGCAATAATCTCAAGGGTCATGTCCGGGTCCATATCGTCCCGGATATAGAGAAAGAACTCTTGGTAGTTTGGCCCCATTCGCGTTGTAGCGCCTTTGGTTTCGTCCCCCCGCGCCAACATTTCGTATGGACGAGCGTACCTACCATGCAGATGAAACTTCTCGGGAAAGTTTTCTACGTCTTTACCAGTAAAGAAAAATGTGTTGATGTCCTTTAAACCCAATGAGTCCATCAAATCCCGCAGATATGCAACGTATCGTGGGTTAATATTGTCGCCAGCCACTACGTTTGATTTGGCATTGGTAAACGGCCCGTTGGGGTATTTCTTGGTTAAGTCTTCTTCACGTTTAACGTCTTCCCGTTTTGCTTTTTGCAGTTCAGCAATTTCTTGGCTGGAAAAACGTCTGGTAGTTGTTGGGTCCATTACAGACACATCAGTTGACACGTAGGGAGACGTGTCACGCGCTGCACCGTAAACAATTTTGCCGTCGGGGTCTACGTACTTAACAAGCGCAATATTGCCTTGGCTGTATGTAACAACGCCTTTGTATTTTATTGCTACAGAATTAGCCCACTTTGGATGCACAGGTTTGGCTGCTATAGCGGCTGCGTTTTTGGCAGCGTCTGCCTTGGCTCTGGCTTCTTTTTCCTTGCGCTCCACTTCCTCCATCTGCTTTGCAAATTCATCTGCTTCGCGCTTGCGTTCAGCCTCTTCCTCAGCTTCTACTTTGGCTTTACGGTCAGCTTCCGCTTTAGCTTCCGCATCCTCTTTGGCTTTACGCTCGGCATCTTCACGAGCTTTGCGTTGCGCGTCAGTTTCTACAGTTTCAGCAGTGCCAGTAGCAGCCGGTGCTTTAGTCGTTTTGGTAGTGGTAGTTTTAGTAGCTGCCCCAGTAGCCTTCTTTGATCCCTTAGTAGTCGTGGTAGTGGCAGGAGCACCAGTAGCAGCAGGAGTAGTTGTAGGCGCATTTGTTCCTTTAGCGAGTCGTTCTGCTTTGTCTAGCGAATCCCACTCCGCTTTCTTTTGAGAAAGCAGGTCAGTTATCTCATCCCATCTTGCACGAGCTTTAGATTTCACAGCGGGCCGTTTCCCTGCGCTAGTGAGAAGGGCTTGTTGCTCTTCCCTTAGCACCCGCATTTCATCCATAACTTGGTCGGCTGTTCTATTAGCCGTTACTGCAGGGGGCTGAGTTCCTTGAGCTTGAGTTCCCGTGCCAGCAGGTTGTCCAGCAGGTGCCAATCCGAGTCCGTCAGGTGTTGCAGATGTTCCGGTGGTGGCGGGAACTCCGGTTCCGGGTTGTACCACGTCGGTGCCGGTAGGCTTACCAGATACTCCCACGCTTGGCTCACCTCCTCCGAGGTCAAGCTCGCCTTGAGGCTGATCCGTTTGGGTAGGGGTCGGGACATTTTTCTTCTCCTCAAAAACTGCAGGTTGTGGCGATACCAACGCTTTCAATACCCCCGCACGCGCCCCAGTACCACTGATAAGTTTAGGGTCACGCTGAACCAGCGCTTTAATTTCCTCAACGGTTTTGCCTAGCACATTGTCTTGTATCCACTTTGCGGATGTTTTCAAAGGCAGACCTATGGCATCAATATCTGCTTGTGTAATAGGTGCAGTAGTTGCACCAGCCAATCCGGGAAAGCGTTGCGCACCGGCTTCGTCAGCGGCTTTTTTCTCTGCTTCTTCCGTAAGTCGTTGTTCTTTAATGATTTTTTCGGCTTGACGTCTGCCAATATCGGCTTCGTCGTATGACGCCCGTTGCTCGGCCAGTTCTTTGATACGCGCCTTGACCTCAGGGGTTTGGGGCTGCATCTTAAGCGTTTCTTGTTCTTTAACAAGGTCAGCGTAGTCGCGCTCGTAATCTAATCCTAAACCAAGTTGTTCGCCTTGCTGCACTGCAGCAGGCTGGGCGGGGGCGGGTTCTTCTTTGGGTTCTGGAACCCGCTTGCCCATTTCTTTGGGCGTGAACAGCGTACCCTGCGTACCCACAGGAGCTTCCTCAGGCAGTTTGGCTCCGGGAACTACTTCTTCTGGGGGTGTAGGCGCGGGTCTTGCCGCTTCTTCAGCACGTTGTTGCTGTTCTACCTGTCCACGGGCTTGACCGCGTTCTACAACCCCCGCTGCGCCACCTAGCGGGCCACCAATCAACGCAGCTTGGTATGCGGACTCGCCGTACTCTTTGAGGGCATCTGGGGATGTTAGGTCTAACCCAGCTTGATAGCGTTCAAGGATTTGCTGGCTAACCTCAACTGGCATTTCAGCAGTACCACGGGCAACACCACGCCCCGCAGATGCAGCCAGCGAACGCTCGGCGGCTTTGACTAACTCAGCTTGCGATTTGGCTGTAGCAAGTGCGGCATCATCTGCAACACCAAGAATACCTTTGACAACTCGTTTGCCTAGCGTAAAGGCAGTACCTACGCTCTCTAATGCGGCTTGGCCTGCGGCAGCGGTATAGGCTTTTGTGCGGTCAATACTGACGTCTTTGCCTTCTTCCATTTGCTCAGAAGCTTGGCGCTCAACGTTAGAACCCATAAACTGGGGGAGAAGCGCACCTGCGGCACCAGCCGCACCACCAATAATTCTGCCTCTTGCCCCAAACGGGGCACCTGCAGCAGCACCGGCTTTACCGGCAGCATACATAGACGCTAAGTTAGCGCCTTGTCCAGCTAACGCACGGGGGATTTGAGATACGGCTTCGCCTGCTGCAGACAGTACGCCTTTGTCTTGATACGCTTTTTGTACGGCTTCTAAGGAGGGTCCAACACCAGCTTCTTCTCCAATGGCTTGGCTACGGGCAACACCAGCCTTAGCTGCCTCCTCAGGGTCAAAAACGCTACCAACACCCGTACGAGCAGAAGATACTAACTGTTTGGCACCACGGACTAACTCACTACCAAACGTAGATTCTTTGGGTGCGGCGGGTGCCTGAGTATGAGTGTAGTTAGCCCACTGCCATGCCGTGTTGGAATCCGGTGCATCTACTTCGTAGGTTTTACCACCAACATCGACTTCATACTTAGGCATATATCACTCCATTAGCGTTTCACCTCGCGAACGGCACCGGGAGGTGGTGTAGAACTGGTTCCGCCGGGGCTTGCTGCGCCGGGGGCTTCTGGAATTGTAATACCAAACTGTCCGTAGATGGCTTTTGTTCGGTCGTTAATCTGCTTCTCAATAGCGACAATTTTTGCTTTGTTTGACGGTATTGGCATCTTGGCCAACTCTTTAAGTTGAGCTTGCCAGTTGTTAATAGTCTCGTCCCGTGCAGCCAACTGACTTGCCGCGTTAATCTTGGCAATTTCTTGGTTGTCTCCACGCTGGGCAGCAGCAGCCATAGCTGCGCGGTATGTCATATCCTGACCACGTCTTGTAACGTCTGCTTGTATGTCTTGTCCACGGGCGGTGCCTAAAGACTGCAGCTTTTCCCGATCAAACGCCCGCACATCCCCAACGTCTTTCTCACGAGCAGTTCTAACTCCCGTAGCAGAAGTAGTTTTCTCACCACGTTGGGTATCCTCAACGCCACCCATGAGTTCGTTAATCATCTTAGCCTGCGCTGCGTCTGCGGCACGTTTCTTCTCAGCCATGCTTGTGTATGCGGGAGCCAAACCAGACAGCCCTTTGTACTGACCAGACTTACCGAGCATGGCAATAAGCTCGTCCATGGGAGACAATTGCGTTGCCGCATACTGCTTGTTCATTTCCTCAATACGTTCCAGTTTGGCTTTACCGGCGGGTTCGTCTAAGCCCAGACGTTTCTTAATGTCTTGGTCTTCTGCAATAAGGTCTTCAACTTTGCGCTCTTTAGGGCCACCCTCCAGTGACGTTCTGTACATAGCTTCCATGCTATCTGGAGCAGGCGCTGCGGGTGCCGCAGGAGGCGCATTAGGGTTTACCTTAACTGCGTTAGGGTTGACGTTCTGTGGAACATTGCCCTGTGGTTTAGGTCTAGCCGACGCTGGAATAAGGTTGGGCGATACATTGATGCCGTTGCCCGTAGCAACCTGACCTGTACGGCGACCTTCGGTACCCATGTCTGGAGCCGGTGCTTTTGCAGCCAACCGAGCATTTTCAGAAGCCATGTCGCCTTTTTGCGATTCACGATATTTCTTGAGCGCGTCGCCTTCTTGGTCAATCAAAGCGGCAAGGCCAGTACCTGCGGCAGCACCGGCTATGGTGCCAGCAACAGGAGCGGGGATTAAACTTCCCACAGCACCACCTGCAATTGGCAACGCCGTTCTAGCGCCTGTACGGGCAAATTGTTTAATCTTCTCCGCCATTGGTACGTTAGGATCGTCATAAAACCCTTGGGCATCGCTTACTTCACCCAGTCCTTGATAAGCCGCTAAGCCTATGTTAGCGCCGGGAATCAGTTTAGTTTTTGCAGCGTTCTTTGCTGCGTCTATTGCGGGACGCATGGCTTGACCTGCGGCAAAAGCTTTTGGAGACGCACTGCCTTGAACGGTTTGCGGAGTTGGTGCTGCTTGTGCCGCTGGCGGTGAACCTTGTACGGAACGAAACATGTCCTTAATACTGTCTTGAGCGGCGGCGGGAGACTTTACAAAATCTGTGTAGTCAATACCCATGCTCTGTAAGAACTTAATAAACTCAGGGCCAGCTTTAACCTTGTCTCCAGTTGCAAACGCAACGATACCGCCACCGGCCATCTTGATATTGGACTGCAGTTGGTCAAGTCCGGCCATCTGTGGGGGTTGAGGTTGTGCTTCGGGTTGTGGAGTTCCCGTAGGTACAGGTCCTGACATAGGGCGTGCCTGCATCATTGCCTGCTGCTGCGCACCTTGCTGTGCTTGCTGAAGTCCTAATAGACCTGCTTTTTGCTCAATCTGTTCTTTGACGCTAGGCTGTTCTCCTTGCGCTGCGCCTTGCCTATTGTTGGCCATCTCAGCAAGTTTTGTTTTAGCCTGCATAACGCCAGTGGCTACCCATGGTGGGATCATGGCTGGATTCATTCCATCCACATACTTTTGCAAGTCCGGTATGGGGAGCGATTGTGCGTATTCTTGCGCTTTAACGAGATTCATGATTTACCTTTACTTACGGCTTAATGCCCAAGTTAGCCAATTTTTGATACAACGATGCTAAGCCAGAAATGTCTGTTTGCACTTTAGATAACGCGTCTTGATCTGTTGATTTAGTTTCTGCACCAATTGGCAAGCCTTCAAGCATCTTGCGCTGGAACTCCAAGTTAGTGTAAGGACGAGCTTGCTGTTCCTCAAACTGCCGTTTGTCAGCGGTAATACCCTCAGACTCAATTGCACGTTGAGTTTCACCGGCTCTCATTAAATCACTCAAAGACTTAAGTCCGTAGTCTGCGCTGTACCGGCGGGATTCTTCGGTGGCTTTCTGGGTATCTAATCCACGGCCTTGTTCAATATTAAACTGACCCATGGCGGTGTCGTACGCTTTGTTGTAGCCCGAACCGGTAATACCTGCCAAGTTAGCGCCCAAAGAACGCTGAGTTTCGGCATCAAGAATAGCTTGGCGTGAGCCACCAAATGCACCGGCTTGAGTCATCTTAGCAGCGTTCTGCTGTTGGGTAATTTGAGACTGGCGACGCGCTTCGTCAATCTGCGGCTGCAATGATGCCTGCAAATACGGGTTCATGTATTTGTTAGCGGCGCTGGCGTCAAATGTGCCAGAGGTAAAGGTCGCTGGATTAAACCCACCCTTAGTTACTTCGCTAAGCCCTGCAAAACCTTGTTGTTGCAAGTTAGATGCGCCAGCCGTTAAAGGACCGCCGTAAGTTTGCATGGGGGCGTTAGTTAAAGCTTCGGTTTTACCCAACATATTGGTAACGTAGTCACCGGCCCAAGGGGACAGAGTAGAAGTCTTAGAGGTATCAAGCGGTATCCCGCCTTCTTGAAACTTCTGCACGGAGCCACCACCGGCATAAGCCGCAGCCAAACCACCTGAAGCTGCAGCAAGGAATTTGTCGGGGTTAATCTTTTTGCCCTGTTCCTTTGTGCCAGTACGAGCTTCGCGAATGCGGTCCATCATGGCATACAGTTTTTTAGCGCCAGCATCCGAGTTGCCATTACCTAGGTGGGATACCACATCGGCAGGGATTACGAACTCACCATGGCTTAGTGCTGCCTCTTGGTCGCCATCAATTGTGGTTGAAATCTTATCAGCCATGCCATCTGTGTCACCACCTAAATAGCGACCTTTAGCCATTGCAATACCACCGTCAGCCATGCCAATTGAGTTAATTTTAAAGTTGGGGTCCATAAGCTGTTCTTTGGTTGGTATGGCAGCTATGCCTGCAGTGGTTCCTGTTGGAGTAGTTGCAGCGGCGGCAGGAGCGTTGTATTTCATAGCCATTTGCCCAGCGTATGGGTTAACCGCTGGAGGGGCGGCGGCAGGTTTATAGGCTGCCAAAATACCGGCTTTCTGTGCGTCCGAAGCGGCTTGGGCTGCGGCTAAGCCTGCAGCATCGCCTTGTTTTACGTAACGCGGGTCGGTCGTATACTGGCGACCAGCGGAGCCGGGTCTGCGGTTTGGATCGTTGTAGTCAATCTGTTGTGTAACTGCATCCATCTTAGGGACAGGGACGTTGTAGCCACCCTCGTCTTTGTTAGTTGCAAGTTTATACGCGCCAATACCAGCAACTAACAATTTTTTGGGGTCAAATTTGCCGTTTGTTTTAAGCAGATCAATCGCTTTTGAACCATACTTTTTTATGTAGTTAAGCAAAGAATTGTCGCCGCCAGCAAAGTTCCCGTCTTTATCTGTGAAGCCGCCTTTCTCTGCGTTGTACGTAAAGTCAGTGCCTTTGCTGTCTTTAAAAGTTAGGTTGCCAGAGTCGTCTAACTTGTAGGCGTTGCCAGTTTCGTCTTGCAAAAAACCTTGCCCAGCAAGGGCTTCAGATGACGTCAGATCATAATCTTGCGATTCTCCCCCAGTAAAGTCGGAGGTATCAACGGTGCCGTCGTCGTAACATTGTTCTTCAACAATGGCAGACCCATCGTCTGGGTCATAGCCAACAATAATATCTTCACAAACTCTCATCTTGAGTCCTTTAGCGTAATAGGTTAAGCAGGTCGTCTACTGTCATCTGCTCCGCCAGCAGGTCATCAAGGTGCCCGCCGGTAGCCATTTTAGTAGTTTGTTGGGATTTTTTGTTGTCTTTTTTATCTGTGTCGTCAGATAAGAGTTCTGGCAAAGTTGCAAACAGATCAAAATCACCCATAGCGCCTGCATAAATAGGGCTTGTAGTTTCTGTATTGACCGCCGCAGTCGAGATGGCAGGGGTAATAGTCGGCGTAACGGTCGTTGGGGTTACAACCGTGGGAGGCGTAGTAGTAGTAGCAATTGGAACGCAACTTATACCATCTGGGCCGCGCTTAAAGCCAGTGCCGCATTTGGGTATGCAACTCTTACCGTCAGGACTTTTCTCTTCATTGGCTCCGCATACAAGCGTACTATCTTCAATTTTCTTTAACTCGCACCGTTCAGTAACTGGGTCCCAGTACTTACCATCTCCGCAATCAATGGGTACACATTTGCCCGCAGCATTTCGTTGTTGGCCGCTTGGACAGGCTTTAATTACGATCTCATCGTCTTTAACGCAGCTAATACCATCAGGACCCCGTGTATATCCCGGCCCGCATTTATTTAAACAACTTAGCCCATCGGGGCTTAGTTCTTGGTTGGCTCCGCATACAAGCGTTTCAACTTTCCTTAGCTCGCATTGTTTGGTAACCGGGTCCCAATACTTGCCGTTGCCACAATCAATATCTTCGCATATGCCTTGAGCATTACGGACTTTGCCCTCGCCACAAGCGGTAACCGTAATGGTATCGGTGCCATCACCTTTTACCTCTACAGTTTCAACTTTCTTTAGCTCGCATTTACCTGTAGTTGGGTCCCAAAACTTACCTTCTCCGCAATCAATATCGACGCAATCGCCTTTAGCATTACGCACTTTACCCGGCCCACAAGCGGTAACAGTAACGGTGCCCTTGTCGGTGCCTTTATCTGTAACATCAACCGTTTCAATCTTTTTCAGTTCACATTGCTTGGTAACGGGGTCCCAGTATTTACCTTCGCCGCAGTCAATATTTACGCATATACCTGCTGCGTTACGGACTTTGCCCTCACCACAACCGGTCACATTGACGGTACCAAGATCGGTACCTTTTGTGGTTAGATTATTACCGGAAGTATCAACACCGGTAACGTCTTTATTACCGGTAACATTTAACGTTTCTGTGCCATCTGTGCCGCCGGGAATAGTTTCCCCCGTATCCAGACCCGTGGTATCTGTAATGTTGCCACCGGCGTCAGTGCCGCCGTAGATCATGTCCAAGATGTCTTGGTTGCTCAGGCCGCTGTCTTTGTTTTCGCTGGCCCCAGCATCAATACCGCTTAGTAATTTGGTGATGTCTGCTGTATATTTGAGGCCCTTTGTTCCGTATTCGTCGTATACGGCTTTTTCTTCGGGCGTCAATTCGGCAATGGCTTTGGCGTCTAACGGAGCGTTTAGTTTTCTTTGCTGTGCAATCTCAGCATTTGCGGCAGAAATAGCGGTGTTGATTAAAACTTGATCCAACGGTTTGCCAGATACCGTGCCAACTACAGCATTGGAAATCAGTTTTTTCTGAGTGTTGCTCAGTTCCTTAAACCCCTCTATATTGGGCAACAGTGCGTTTACCGCACCGTTCAATCCACCACTGGTAAATCCTTTTACCACGGCATCGCTAAGGTCTTGGCCAGTCAATAAAGCTTTTGCGCCAGATACTGTTGCAGTCTGGACAGCGTTGTTCAAAGTTTTAGTTAGTTCTACTGGCAACCCCAGATCACTGATAAAGCTATTGGCTTCTTTCATGATGTCTGTGCCGGGAATCTGCGCTACCGCAAAACTGACCGCCGCGTTTTTAATTGCGTCGTCAAGGTCTACACCGCTTAAAACTTGAATTGCCATCTGTGCAGCAATCTGTTGGGGGATAGACAGTCCACCCGTAGCAATAGCCAAACCAATCTGACCAATAGGGCCAAGGTCTTCTAGTAGGTTTGCAAGGTCATTTGACGAGGCGTACGTGGTGTAGAAAATAGGGGTGCCGTCAGGCGTAAACTGCACGCGATAGCCAGTATTACCATCTCCAGCAAAGGTACCGCCCCAAGCATTTCCTGTTTGGCGCTCGCTGTATGTATTGGGTACTGCTTGACCAGTAGCTTTATTGCCAAAAGTTTCACCAACTGCAACAACAGGTTTTCCATCTTTAAATGTAATTTTTGATTGATCAACTGGAGTAACAGTGTCGAAGCCGACATACAGACCATAAACAGACCCAAGTTTTGCGTCAGGAGGAACTGGCGCAAACTGTGTTACGGGGTACTGTTGTCCAGTGTCCCAGTCGTATTGATATTCTCCTGTTGGTTGGCGAATATAGCTAACAGTTTTGCCCTCTTCATCAGTCGTGGTAATGACTTGTTGGCCGTTATACGTTTTGTACATTTCTTGTACCGGCTCATACGCTGTAACCTTACCAAACTGCTTAATGTCGGTAATCCCAATACCAGTCAGGATGGTAGCCATGTCTTTGGCATTTGCTTCAGCAGAACCGTAGCCTTGACCTTTCCATTGGGAGGTCAGCTTTTGACCAAGAATTTGGTTTGCAAGAGTGTCAATATTTTTGGTTAAGCCTTCAGTCCCAGCACGGTTTTCATTCCTCCCGTAGTTGCGGTAATGGTATGCGACGTAAGATTCTGGCGTCCATTTACTAGGCGCTCGTGCTTTAAAACGCTCAAACTCAGCGTTCACATCAGGATTGGCATCAAGATATTGTTGTGCAATAGATTTAACTGTTGTTGCCATGTTTTACCTTACGGGGGAGTTGGGCGGGGGTCAGGCAACCGCGCAATAAAGTTTACAGCCATTACCGCCGAAGCAACAGCAGGGTATGGCGCAGATGCAGGAATAGCTTCCATTGTCACAGCAGTATCGTCTGCGCCCCAGTACATCTCAATGTATTCATTGGCCGCCAAGTCAATGTCAAATATCCAAACAACATTCATGTGGTTGTCTGAACCTTCAATCGTGTACCTATGGGAAGAATATCCAATCGTTGTTGTACCGCGTTTGATCCAAATTTGCACATCTTTGGCAGATGCGTTAGTGCTTTTTAACTGAGCCGACAACTGGAAGTTGTAGACACCGGCAACAGCCACTTCAATTTTGGATGTACTAGCGGCTTGGAGGGCCACAAAGTTATTAAGGTAAGTCTGGTTAAACGTGATGGGGTAGCCTGTATCTACAGCGGCCAGCGTCTGGTCTGCGGTGTTGAAAAACAGACCGTTAGGTACGTTAATGTTAGCTGGATCAATGGTTTCGCTTGTTTTTAGTTGAGCCAAAATTGCGTCAAGCCGATTGAAATACAGCCGCAGGACGTCGTTAAGCTGGTCGGTGTATTGCCGCTGATACTCCGTTGGAGCCAAGGGTAAGTTAGGCGCAACTACCTGCTGGATTTCAAATTCAGAAATAACAATCATGAGTTACCTCTGCGGCCATCTTGTTTGATGTCAATACGGGGGCTACCCAACTGCCATGCACATCCAAGTTGGTTTGATTCAACTTGCAAAATCATTTGGCGTCCACGAACCCTGACGTAAACTTGACCGGTAAATTGCTCGATAACAGATGTTGATGTACGGGTTACTGTAGCGTTCTCATTACCGCCCAACGAGATGGGGTCGTTATACCCAGAGCCAGCGTTTTGCATTGGGATTAGCGTCATAGTAACCTGCGGAGAAGCTGTGTCAGACCCACGGAATGTAATGTCAGGCAACATCCTCCAGACAAATCCAAAGTGATCGCCGTCGTCAATGTCAAACTCAGCAGACCCAATGATTGCATTAATTGCTACAGGCGTGGCTGTTTCCGCATCGTCATTCCCAAATTCGTGGTTAACCAAGTTATATGTATATGTAGCAGCCAGTGGGTAATCGCGCAGCCCTGAGTCAAGCCATGCTGTACGGCCCAGCGTGCCATAAGACCACACGCCCTCGCCATTGTTTTCAAAATAATTAAAGATAACGTAGCTATCAATGACGGTGCTGTTGGCTGAGCAATAGAACCACCAGACTTCGTTAAAACCCTCGTTGGTTCCAGCAAACACTTGAGCCGCTTGGCTTAAATTAATATTTTGAAAAATGTGTTGGCGCAAATCGCAACGCAGAGTTTGAGTACGACCATCGTACTTATAGAACTTGTCTACGCCCATCCAATACACAACACCTGATGCAATAACGGCGGCGTTTTGACTGAATATAGAAATGTTATCGCCAAGCAGTTGGCTTGACCAAATAGCTGGTGGGCCTTGGTACTGAAATGAATACACAGAAGAATCAGTAAAAACCACAATCTCCTGACGGGTCTGAACACAAGTCACAATTCTAGAGCCGTGCGAAAGCCTAATGCTATTAGCCTGATTGGTAATAGATGGCGTCCAATTAACTACGGATTCTTGGTCTGACCAGCGCACAAGCATGGGGTCTTGTGTAGCACTGCCAATTTCATTAGCGCCGAAAGCAAACACAAACCGGCTGATATCAGATACAAAAATAAAGTTTTGCACTGTTGGAACATCGGAAGCTCCGGCCAAACTAGACACCAATACGCCACGGGTTGTTACACCATTAGTGGCGTCCCAATAGTAAAGCTGCCCCCCTGCTGGGGCAAAGATCAAATCTTCACCAAAGTTTTGCTGGCTCCAAATGCGAATATTTGTTTCAGTTGTGGATGGAGTTCCAACACCCCAAGCCCCTGCGCCCCACGCGCCCGCACCCCAACCTGTCAGGGCAACTTCAATTGCTGGGCCAACGCTTACTTGGTATGCGGCTACAACAGAAGCGCCCCCGCCCGTGGCTGTAGAAGTGGCTGCAGTAGCTGCCGTAATTGTGTATGTATTGGCAGTCAGTACCGTTATCTGATACTCATTGTTTAAATCCAACCCACCAACAGCCGTAGCGCCACTAAAAGTTACAAAATCGCCCGTTGCCCCACCATGCGCAGTATCAGTAACCGTAACTGTGGTACTTAAATTGGTTGTAGAAAACGGGTTGTTGTTGATGGTAGAAGACGAACGAATAGGCGTGATGTCGTTATACGCACCACCTTTTTCAATATAAAACTTTAAGTTAGTGCCCACTCCAATTAGATTGAAGTTTTGCAACGTAACCCAGTTCCACAAAGAACGACAAACACCTAAGAAAGTACTCGCAGATATGCGCTGCCAGCCGCCAATCTTTTCAGGCGTACCTTGGCGAAACCGCATCTTGTCGGATATATACCAACCGTTCTCGTTGGTATAGCGGGTGTTTTCTTGGTTTACACCCGGTTTCAGTACAAGTTTTTTCAGCGCCATCGGTTGTCCTAAGATAGAAACAAGGCACGTTCAGCGTCCCTGCGCTTTTTTAGCCCTAGTAGTATTTTGCCACCAGCCATGCAATACAGCAAGAGCGCATCGGCTGCGCCTTCCCAGTCACCACGGTTTATTTTCATCCGAATAGAAGAACGCTGAAAAGCCCCCACTCCGGCGTTGAAGGCAAAGCTGACACACGCGTCGAAAGCGCCTTGACGACCAGATAAAGCGGGAGCAAGTCGTAGAACACCACGTTCAGTAGGGCCGACGTCATCTGTGAATAGTTTCTCGATCTCTTCTTTAGTCCAGACACGGTTGTCCTCCGGTTTCAGTGGCATCTCTTTGCGGATCATCCCTGTGTAGCCTTCCTTCCTGACTACGGGCAGGCGGATTTGCTCTTGATAGAGTACGTGCCCGTACCCAATCGTATGAATATGGGCAGGGCAGAGGTACGGTTTAGTGCGATACCCCTCCCACTGGTGCATCAAATCAGCGCCAGCTTTGCCTAGTTTCATTTCTTGCTCCAGCTACGTGAGCCAAACCAAAAACCAATGATGCCTCCAAGCATTGCCATCTCATCAGTGCTGAACAGGATGTCAGTCAAACGAACCAAATCGTCCATGCTTGTAACCAAACTGGGGCGAGTGTAGATGTAGTAAGCCATCCAAGCGTTAATGGCACATAGTTCTAGCACAAAGATGTAAGTGACCATCGGGCGCACAGTACCCACAAAGTTGACCACCCAGCGGCTGGCTTCTTCCATGATCTTTTTGTCGTGGTCATAGGCCGCTACAGTCATCTGCGCGTCTGTTTCCATAGCAATCTGATCGGTGCGAATCTCTTCCATGCGCTCTTGGGCGGCAAAGCCCTGCGCCATCATCTGAAGCTGTAACTCCATCTGCACACGGGCAAGAGCCAACTCATGCTTTTGGTCAGCCTTGTTCTGGAAGAAGTCTAGTAGTTTTGGTAGGCCCGATATGAGCAAGCCACCAAGGGTTGAAAATAGTGAAAGCATTATCCGAGTCCTATCATTCCAAGTAGTTTATCGACAATTTTCCCCGCCAACTCATCTGGCAGGAATTGGAGAAACCCAAGCACCCACCACGCAACACACAGCCTGACAAAAACTTTAAGGAAGAGGTCAAACTGTTTTTGGTACTCATTCATTGCCCAACCTTGGATAAATAACTATCCAAAAGAAATAGTTAAAAGGTACAGCAGACCAAAGCAATACATCAAACCAAGTCATCTTCCACACCTGTTGACAGCACAAAACTCAAACAGTTCATACAAGCCAAACGCCAGCAGCATTAACAAAAAAGCACCTGCGGTCAACCCAGCCGCCAATTCAAGTTCTTCTTGTTCTTTTTCTTTACGGCGTTTCTCTTCTTCTTTGGCTTTACGGGCTTCTATAGCGTCATCCCTGTCCATCTCAGCGGCTCTGGCCTTGATCTTGTTCCACACGTCTATGTGGCCCGTCTGCATATAGAGCATCTGCAACTCAGCCTCCAGCTTGGCGGTCTGCATCAGCGTGTTTTCTATCTGCATCGCCAGCGCAAAGTTAGACTTATTGCCTGATCGCTTGGCTTCCACCATCGCCTTGGATGCCTGACTCTTAGCGTCAAACATCCGACCAACCATCACGCCTAGGCCACCTAGGTCATTTGCCACCTGTGCCGCCTTACGGACTAGCCCTATGGCACTTTGCAGTCCTTCTAGCGCGGCAACAGGATCAATCATTTCATTTCAAAACTTAAATTCGCATGGCGAGGGTACTGCACAACGCGCTCCCCTTCAGGACACTTGTACTTGATCGTTGCCAGCAAAGTGGCTTTGCCGCTGGTAACCTTTTCCTTGCCTACCATCGTAAGTTCGTAGGTGAACGTATCAATCTCTGGCCCGGCTGGGCCGCTAAACTTACTTGCGGTGGTGGCTGCCTCATGCACCATACCAGCCGCATCACGGATGCTTGGCGTAAAACTCTCAACAGAACAATCGTCCCGTTTTTTTATTCTTGCAACTGTGACGTTGATAGGCTGTCCAGCGTCTGCCACAATTTTAAAATTCTCTGGCGACCATTCAATGATTGCGCGGTCAAACCAACCAAACTTATCGGCAAGCGTGTAACTACCGCCTAAAGCGGCAACGGTAGCGGCAACGGCTCCAATTGCTTTGGTAATGTCAATCATTTTAAACCAAACTCCATGCAATTATGTAAGTGCCATAGATGACGAAGGCCACTATACAGGCTGCGGCAATGAACGCTTCAGCCCAGTCCCACATTTTGGATCACCTCAACCCAAGAAGTTGTAGCTTCGTCCCAGCTATATTTTTTGCCGTCATTAGGCATGGGGGTTGGCGCTTCCCATCGACCGGTAGTTTCGTTTTTAACCCAACTTGGATACGGTGATGGATAAGGAATTTCCACCCAAGCGGTTGTCGCTTCGTCCCAGCGGTACTGTTTGTTGTCTGTCGGATACGCTACCGGAGCAATCCATTGGCAAGTAACCTCGTCTAGAACCCAGCTTGGGTAGGGTGTTGGCGGAACAAACGCATCCAGCGTAGGGTTGTATTGGAAACCAATCCCCGCATAATTTTTACGGATGTTGCCGTTGTAACTTGTTTGCCTCCAGCGCGTACCGGGGAACAATGATTGACAAAAGGCAATTCCAACAGATTCGGATTCATTTCCGTTGTCGCCTAAGCATTCATTGTTATGTACCACAATAACTTGCAGTACTACATTGTTGTCATCAAGTTGTGCAAAATGTGCCATGTGTCACCTTAGAAAGTAATTGAGCCGGAGCTATTCCATTGATAAATGCGATAGCCCCCCGCAACGGTAATTGTAGGAGAACCGGTTGTACTTGTCGCGGCTTGGAACGTATCTGCGTAGCGAATAATAACAACGCCCGAGCCACCATTACCGCCCCTATACTGAACAGCGCAGCCGCCACCACCACCGCCAGTGTTGTCGGTTCCGTATTGGGCATTACCGGGGAAGTTTTCAGCGTTTCGACCAAAGCCACCACCACCTAAACCTCCGGGGATTGGATCGCCCTGTCCAAGTTGTGTACCACCGCCGCCGCCCGCATAGTAAGTAGCTGTTCCAGTAATAGAAGACTCTAGGCCATTACCTCCTCGGTAACCTACAGTGTTACCCGCCTGCCCAGCACCGCCACCTCCACCTCCAGAGCCGCCTCCATTACTGCCTTGCGATGGACTTGTTGATGGGGTATTACCAGCGCCACCACCGCCTCCATCACGTCCACCGCCACCGCCACTGCCACCAGAGCCGCCACTGCCTTGGTAAGTTCCGCCAAATCCTCCGCCATTAGAAGTGATGCTTGAAAATACAGAATTTGATCCGGTTGAGCCTTGACCTGTGCTGGAGCCAGTACCCCCGCCGCCCACAGTTACAGTAATAGAAACGCCAGCAGAAACGGCAAAACCTGTTGCAGTTCTATAGCCGCCCGCCCCGCCACCGCCACCGTTGTAGTGACCAGTACCTTGTGAATTATTTGCGCTACCACCGCCACCGCCACCGGCTACAACCAAATACTCGACTGTCGATGTAATAGCAGGGGCCACTGGAGTTACGCTATTTGATGCTGCGCTTGCAGGGCCAGTACCTTGTGTGTTGGTAGCCCGTACAGTAAAAGTATATGCCGTGCCGTTGGACAGTCCAGTTACTACAAGAGGAGAAGACGCCCCACTAGCCGTTAAACCGCCGGGGGAGGATGTTACGGTGTAGCCCGTAATTGCACTAGAGCCAACATAAGTAGGCGCAGTAAAAGTAACAGACGCTTGCGCATTACCGCCAGTGGCAGTACCAATTGTAGGCGCTCCGGGGAACTGCGGCCAGTTGCTACCTTGAATAGCTCGCTTGACCTTTTTTACAGTCCATAGGCCATTGGCGTTTGTTGGTGATGGGAATTGAGCCATGGTTAACTGTACCGAACGTTAAAAGACAAGCTAATTCGCTCTTGAGTCGTTGGAATTGTACGGTGCATCAAGTGGCTTGGAAATATAAAACATCTACCAGTTACCGTTTCATACTCAAGATTGTGGCAATTCTGCGGTGTTAGCTCTGTATGTTTTGGGTAAGACGGTTGAAAAAAGTGCCAAGGCGCTTGAGTAATAAAATCTTTGACCCCGTGTGCTTTGAGATACACACAGCCAGACAATACGCTATCTTCATGCGTATGCAAATCTTGATAGCCGTTAGTTTGATATTCGTTTAGCCAAGAGCCGCTGAACATCAAGTTATTTTTGTTAATCTTTGCAAAGTCACAGTACGTTGCAACGCATTCAATTACAAACGTTTTAAGCTGTGCAAACTCTGGCAGTTCTAACACGGTACCAAATGTTCGCACGGTGCTATTACATGGGCTATAAAACGGGTTGTCGCCATGCGTTTTTAAAATCTGTTTTGCGCAGTCAATAAGCTCAGGTGTGATTAAGCCGTCAGAATCTCGTTCTAACATTGGCACGGGGAACACATAAGAACATTTTGCAGTCACGATAGATATATCCTTCCGGTAACTCCTGTACCACCGCCCGCAGAACCGCCATTACCCGCAGTGCCACGGTTGGCATCACTTGAATTACCTACTGTACCCGTAGACGCATTGCCGCTGTATAGTGTTCCGGATGTAACAACTGAGCCGTTAACGTAGCCAGAACCGCCGCCACCACCAAAACCACCAGCGTCACCGCCACCTTCACCGCCGCCAAAATAACCCGCGCCGCCACCCCCAGAACCGGCATCACCACCGTTGAACGTACCAACACCGCCCGTTCCAAACCCAGTACCGCCTGTTGTATATGCTGATCCAGTATTACCGCCGCCACCATTACGACCAGAACCTGAAGCGCCAGTACGACGACCACCATTACCACCAGCGCCAGCAGCGCTTTGAGTACCACCAAAACCACCGCCTCCGGGAGCAGTCTCACCCGTAGTACCACCACCGCCGCCACCATATCTACCTGATCCACCCTCAGCGTTACCGCCACCGCCACCGCCAACCATAATTGGTGTAGAGCCAGAAGTAAATTGAATGCCCGAACCCGCACCGCCAGCACTAGCTGCACGGCTAACCGAAGTGCCTTGACCGCCCGTACCAACAATCAGTTGATATGAGGTTCCGTTAGTCATTGCAATCGTGCCCGTGGCCGCACCAGCGGGGCCGCCGGAAGTTGTCATACCGCCACCGCCCGCACCCCAAACTTTTGCAGATACGTTATAACTTGATGTAGGGACAATAGTCCATGTACCGCCAGAACCGAGATTAAGCGCTCCGTCACTCTCTAGTGTCCACGTACTCTTACCAGATACCGCAGGGGATATTGTAAAAGCTCTAACCGATGCGGGAGTAACGCTGTTAGATGCAGCACTTTCCGCACCATAACCAATAGCATTTTGTGCCGCCACTGTAAATGTGTAGGCGGTGCCGTTTGTCAAACCTGTAATTGTGATGGGAGATGACGCGCCTGTTGCAGTAATACCGCCGGGTGAAGAGGTAACTCTGTAACCTGTAATTGCGGAACCGCCATCACTGGCTGGCGCTGTAAATGTTACCGATGCAGAAGCACTAGCGCCAGTAGCCGTGCCAATTGTTGGCGCTCCGGGAACAGTAGCCGTTACAGGCCAATTATCGCCAGCTTCCGCACGATAGACATCCGTCATGTTCCAGACGTCTGATGCACTAGAGGTGGATGGAAATGTTGCCATGATTAGAACGTGATTGAGCCGGAGCTAGTCCATACATAAATACGATACCCACCAGACACTGTAATAGTAGGGCCACCTGTTGTTGAAACTGCTGCAATGTATGTGTCTGCGTAACGAATAATAACAATACCTGACCCCCCGGCTCCACCACTTCTGCCGCAAGAGTTAGTTACACCGCCAGCGCCCCCACCCCCACCACCAGTGTTGTTTGTTCCTGCTGCACCGTTACCTGTGGAGCCGCAATCATAAGCGCCACCTGTTCCTCCGCCACCATTACCGCCTGTAGCAGCACTGCCATCAGCCATGTGGCGTCCACCACCGCCACCACCTGCATAGTAAGTAGCAGAGCCACTAATTTCGGAATATAAACCCCCGCCCCCGTTACCCGAAGAGTTTCCGGATGCGTTTTGACCAACAACAGAAGCGCCGCCCCCGCCGCCGCCAGTATTAGAGTTACCGCCTGTACCACCGGCATTTCCTTGACCCGATACCCCTGCACTTCCCGCCGCACCCGTAGCGCCACCGCCACCAGAACCACCAGAACTACCACTAGAGCCGTTGTATCCACCGTAACCACCACCAGTAGAAGTGATAGAAGAAAAAACTGAATTAGAACCAGCGGTAGGCAAGGTGCTTTGATTACCGCCTCCTGTACCACCACCGCCAACAGTAACAGTAATTGCTGAACCGGAAGAAACCGCAAAACCTGTAGCCGTTCTACAACCCCCAGCACCGCCGCCACCACCCCCCGCCCATTGACCGCCCCCACCGCCACCAGCAACTACAAGGTATTCAACGGTTGGTGTAACTAGCGGCGGAGGTACAGGCCAGTTATCGCCCATTTCGGCGTCGCGCACATCCATGAGGTTCCAACGCCCATAGGCGCTGCTAGGGGATGGAAAATCCGCCATCAGCTAATGTCCTCGTATGAACACACGCCTTCAAGGTAGCTGTTAACGCTGGCTGTTAAACGCAAGGTATCGCCTTCTTCTAAGTAAATACGACTTGAAATAATATCAAGCGTAGCCCCCGCAGGCACGGTCATTAGGTACGCAAGATCGTACGCAACCGAAGACCGAAAAATATCTATGGTTACGGTCGCATTGTTGGTGCCGTTAACGTTTGTGATAAGAAGCTGGTCTATCTTCAGAACCTTACCGCTGGCGGCAGAGTTAGTGACAATAGCCGTAGCTGCTGTCGTAATTGCCAACACAGCGGTTTTACCGAGGATTGTTGTTGGTGCGATGATATTAGGTGCTGCCATGATTTACCTCAAAATTCTATTGAACCTGAACCCGTAAAACGGTATGTGCGGTATCCGCCTGAAACTGTGACTGTTGGAGAACCTGTCGTGGTAGCTGCAGCAAAAGTGTCAGGGTATTTAATGACAACTACGCCGGAACCACCGATACCGCCGTCACTTCCACCGCTATTACCAGCAGCGCCCCCGCCAGCGCCAGAACCGCTATTAGCAGCCCCGTTAGCGCCTTGGTAATTACCAGAAGTTCCCGTACCACCTTCACCGGAACCAGCAGAAGCGCTGCCTGATCCACCAGCACCGCCAGCACCGCCACCACCGCCTCCGCCAGCGGCATACCTATTTCCATCAAACCCTAGAGTACCGTTGGTTGAACTGCCACCGCCAGTGCCGCTACCATTTTCACCAATAGAATTAGAGTTGCCGCCACCGCCACCGCCCCCATTGTCTGGGGCGCTTGTAAAACCACCGTTACCGCCAGCGTAACCTTCAACGGGAGAGTAGCCCCCCTCATTACCCGGCCCCCCCGTGCCGTCTATACGTCCACCACCACCGCCACCAGAACCGCCGTAACGACCATTATTACCCGGGTCACCGCCGTACCCACCACCCGTGGCCGAAATGGTAGTTATAGCCGCAAAACTGGAAGCACTACCCGCGCTAAAACTACGTTCTCCACCCGCGCCAACAGTTACAGTGTAAGAGTCGCCCGGATTTACAGCAAGTGAACTGCCGGTTCTGTATCCCCCAGCCCCACCGCCGCCACCACCGCCGTTGATGTTATCGCCAGCACCGCCGCCGCCTCCGCCAGCAACAACAATATATTGGACAGACGTTAGCCCAGTAACTCTAGGCTTTAGACCTAGCATCATCTGGATACCGCTCACGATACGTTTCCTGAGACAACGCAGACTGTACTGCTGATAAACAAAATGGTTGCTACGCCTCGGGTGGCTAAAGCAAGTGATGCGTTAGAACTATTAGTGCCAGCAATATAAGCGGTGGTAGTGTTACAAGTAATCGTAATGTTGCCAGCGGTGTTGTTAAAAATACTAATGGCGTCGCCTTCTGCAAACGTTGAATTGGGAATTACGATGGAGCCGCCTGTACTGACTTGCACGTATTTGCCTACATCAGCGGTAGTCAACGTATACGAACTTGTCTTTGTGCCAACGGGTGGAATGCTTCTAAAGCCAACAGCATTTGTGCCGTCCACGGTACAGCTAGACAACGTACCGGATGAAGGGGTGCCAAGGACAGGCGTTACAAACGTGGGTGATGTGGCCAAAGCCAATACCGTTCCCGTGCCAGTGGTTGTGTAGCTTGTACCCCAAGCAGAGCCGGTTGAATTAGCAATACCTGCGCCTGGATAAACCTGCGCGGAACTAGAGGCATTGATCGTTTGATTAGGCCATGAGCCACTCACTGTAACGTTAGTTCCAGCCACGATTGCTGGCGTCGCCGTACCCGTACCACCGTTTGCAATGGGCAGAAGTCCAGTTACACCAGTAGACAGTGGCAAGCCGGTCAAATTCGTAGCTGTGCCGCTTGAAGGCGTTCCAAGAGCACCGCCCGGAGCCACATAGTCTGTACCCGCAGTGGCCGCTGAGATCGCGGTTCCGTTACCTTTGAGCACACCTGTGATGCTGGTAGAAACCGTGATGGCGGGGGTTGTGGTTGCTGTGGCCACCGTACCTGCAAAACCATTAGCTGATGCTACGCTGACAGAAGTTACCGTACCATTTGAAGTAGACGAGGCCACCTTAACAAAATCAGAATCGCTCCAAGCAACAACGCATTTCTCTCCAGAAACAATTGTGACGCCTGCTGTTGGTCCTACGCCGCGAAACACAATGGAGCCAGTTCCAGCATTGATGACTACGTAGGTTTTGCTTTTAGCTGGGGCTGTGACGTTTCTAGTACTTGCGCCATTACTTGCCGTCCAGCGAATAATCGCCTGCCGTGCTTGGTTTGCTACGTAGTCGGTGGAAGTTAGCGTGACATCTGCGTCAGCACTAAGTGTGGTAACCCCAGCAACAGCCGAATCTAACAAAGATGTAATGGAGTCGTTAACGGTGTCGCCCCATGTACCAGACAGGTCGCCCTGTACGGGTAGCGCAAGGCCAAGAAGTGCGGTAGGTGAAGTCATTGTTTCTCCATTATCGTCCGAAGACTAAAGACATTCCAACAGCAAAACCTTTTGCTGCGGCTGTAGATGTTTGCCAAGATGGTGCTGCGCCTGATCCTGCTGATGTTAGTACTTGACCTGCTGTGCCGTAGTTAGCGCCACCGATGCCTAGTTGACCAGCAGAGCCAATGCGGAATCGTTCAGATAATGTTGTATTGCTAGAAGTCCAAAGACCTAAAGTACTACCAAAACCACCACCTGAATAAACGCCAAAGGCCTTAATATTGATATTGGATTCGCCAAGAGCACCGCCGCCTGCTGGGTATGTTCCATCAATTGCAAGTCCTGAATCATAGGAAGCACTATAACTATTAGTTTTGACTGCAAAACTTCCGCCAGTAACGCCCCTTGCGCCAACAATTGCACCAGCAGTTGCTGTAGCCGCAAATGTAAATCCTGTTGTTGTAGATACATCTAGTTTGCTTGAGGGCGAAGTTGTCCCAATACCCAGACCTGTCGAGGTTAGGCGCATACCTTCTGTTGCATTTGCCGCAAACGCAAGACTGTCAGAACTATGAAAGTATGCAAGATAACCAGCGTATTCACCACTTCCACTATCAGCATCAGCAAAAAATAAATTAGACTGATTTGAATCTGTTGAGGCTATGGTTATGCCACGCTGACCAGTTCCAGCAATCACAAGGTTGTTTGCCGCTGAACTGTAATTGTTGGGGGTTGCAGTTCCAATTCCCAAATTAGTCCCATTCCAAGTAAGCGCAGACCCAGTAGCCAATGCACTTGTGCTAGAAGCGTAAACAACACCGCCTGATGTAAATGATGTAAGCCCCGTGCCGCCGTTTGCAGTGGCAACCGTGCCAGACACATTAGTTGCAGTACCACTCAACGTGGCTGTAATTGTTCCCGCACTAAAGTTACCCGATGCGTCACGAGCTACAACTTTAGAAGCTGTATTAGCGGAGGTGGCATCCACCGTCCATGTTTGTGCTGCTGAACCGTTGTAGGCGGTGCCGGTTAAATATGTACCGGCGGTAAGGCTGTTTAAATTAGAACCTAAAGCCACACCAGAAATTGTTCCTGACACCCATGTAAACGCAGAACCGTTGTAGTTCAATACGTAGTTAGTGCCGGACGCCGCCGTAGTAAACGCTGTTGTGCCCGCTGCCGTTTGATACGGAATCTGGTTGGCTGCACCACCAGCCAAGTTAGTTGCGGTTGTTGCGCTTGTAGATGACCCGCTTAGCGTAGCTGTAATCGTACCGGCAGAGAAGTTGCCAGAACCGTCCCGCGCCACAACCTTGGAAGCAGTGTTTGCCGAAGTCGCGTCAACGGTTGCTGTTACAGCAGCAGAGCCGTTAAAACTTGTGCCCGTCAGGTATGTACCCAACGTCAGCGCATTCGCCACAGACCCAGCCGATCCAGAGATATTGCCCGTTACAGCAGAACCATTGATGGCAATGTTGGTGTTGGTTACAGAAGTAACTTGACCCTGTGCATTGGTAACAAACACAGGAACCGCAGAAGCCGAGCCGTATGTGCCAGCAGTGCCTGTATTGGCAATGTTGAATGTGTAAGTTGGTGACTCACTAAGTCCTGTGCCAGCCGTGTAGGTAATTGGGGCAGAAAACTGCTGGAACACAATTGCTGTTGTACCAATTGTAATAGGGGGAGCGGTCTGTTGTACCCAAGCGGTATTAGCATTAACTGTACCGCTAGTGACCAAGAAAAAGTCACCTTCGTCGATTTGGTCAACTCCGGTTCCGGCAGTATCAAAGTCTGTAGCGCGAGTTAGGATGTATGGCGTTCCAGCAGCGCCAACTTGCGTAACCGTGTATACACCGTTGTTTGCTTGCGTAACTTCGTTCTTGACTAAGATGCGGTTGCTAACAACAGTAAGCGTTGAGTCAACAGACAGAGCGCCATTAGCGTTGGCTGTAAGCGTTGCCCCTACCCCAGATGTTCCGTTGTTGTACGTGTTTGCTGGCAGGGCTGCGGTAGTTGCCAAGTCCACCGCCTCATGGAAATGGATGCCAGAAGCAATAGCGTCAGCGTACTGCTTATTAACAATGTCAGTATTGTTAGTTGGAGTCGTAGAAATCGTACCGGACGTAAGATTTGCAGTTGTAATGTTGGCAGTGGTAGCGTTGATTGTGTTGAACTCATACTGCACCAAAACGTTGCCTGCGCTGTCAAGCCAAACCGCCCGTTCAGATGGATAAGTTACAAAAACATCTTTAGAATTGGCCGCAAAACTAACAAGCGACCCGCTATTACTTGAAGACAACACAGTTGTACGAGACAGCGTAGTCCCAGAAGATGTGTATGTACCAATACCCACTTCCCACGCGCCCGCAACGGGGTCAACAATGGCGTAATAAGTACTGTTACCGTTACCTACAGCCGAGAAAGATTGAAACCCCGCGACCGCGCCAGCAAGCGTAATCGTGCCTGTACCAGCGGTGGTAGAGGTTTCTTTAACCCGATCTTTTAGTACGAGAGCCATTTTTATTCCTTACGACGGCAGGTTAGTCCAACCGGGAGATTGTTCATCGTTTATGACTGTCCATGCGGGCGATTGAGTATTGCCTATATTTTGCCAGTTTGGGTTCTGGTTGTCATCAATAGAACCCCAAACAAGTACGTCACCAATCAAAACATAAATTTGCACCCCAACAGGGTATACGTTAATTGTGGCGGTAGCACTTAAAGAATCTGCTGCTGCTGCGGCTTCAGCAACCGTACCAATAAACGCGACTTGCGCTGTTTGGGTATCCGTGCCGGTAGCCCCTTCACTAATGACGGCACCAAAAACTATAGTGGCACTAGACGCATCTAAAGCTGTGGCCAATTCCGAGATGGCCGCTAAAACACTAGCACTTACACTAAAGGACGCAGTTCCTGTCGCACTTTCCGATAGGGCGGCAAAAACACTTGCAAGCGCCGTTTGAGTATTTGCTGCCGTTGCAATTTCGGCTATCTGTGCCAATACATCAGTACGCGCTACTTGTGTAGACGTGGCAGTAACTGTTTCACTGTTTGTAGCCAGTAAAGTGTTATTGGCGTTAAACACCGTGTCAGTGGCCGCAGCAGCTTCTTCCGCAACCCCGCCTAGTGTGGTTTCGGCATCCATAGACGCCAAAGCTACAGCGCTTTCAGAAACGGCGAAGCTATACGTATTACCGCCTAAAGCGGCAAAGGGTGCTTGGGCAAATGTAACATCTCCAAACACCACGCATCCTTAAGCTGCGTCAAGCGAGAATGTATATGTAACCGCTAATGTATCGCCGTTGTCTACAGTTTTGTCACCACCAGTAAAGTCACCAGCAGAAAACAAAACACCAGATGTACCAGAAGCTGCGTTTGTTAACAACGCGCCAGCTACCACAGTACCGTTAACCAACATGGAAAACGACGATGGTGCTGCAGAGTTTGAAATTACTGAAGGATCAGCAGTTGTGGCTGTACCAAATGTAACCGCCTTACGGTTGCCCGTGTATGCTGTACCGGGAACCAACTCAGTCCAGCCTGCGTGAACAGCCAAAGTATTACCGGCGGCGTATGTAGTGCCTGAACCGGGGCCTTGCACTAAGCCTAAGTACCAAGCAGCGGTGTAGCCTGAGCCTTGGAAATATTTGGCATTCATGTCCTGTAGACCTTCGTTTACCACTAAGTTGTGGAACGTGTCAGACCACTTGAACTGACCATCAGAGCCGTGGCAAGTGACTGTAAAAACACCGCCTGCACCCACACGCTCTGTGCCGTTGGGACGCGCAACCAATGCTGCAGATACTACGTCTTGTGCTTTTGAAATTTCTGTGCTCATTTTTAGTCCTTACGAGATACGCACGATGGCGCTGTTTGCATCGGGGGTTGGGAAAATAATTTGGAACGTGTCGTTGGTTACAGTCTTGTCTGCACCAAAGTCCAACACAGCTACAGATGGGTCACCTGCAACAGAGTCGTTATAGATCAGTGCCCCACGCGCAGTAAACGATGCGTTTGTCCAAGTTGAGTTGTTAAACGAAATAAACGCTGTTGGAACACTAGCAGAGTTGTTACCGGATGTTGGCGATGTAGAAATCACCAAAGTATTACCGCCCGCCGTGTAGCCAGTACCTGACACTTCCCCAGTCATACCTACTGTATACGCCGTGGTATCAGCACTGAGATTGGCTGCGCCTGTAAACAACGCAACTTTAAACGTGTTGGGTGATGTTGGGCCAAAGTTATGTACTGCTTGAAGCAGTTGCACTTTAAAACTTGTTGTGGCCGTTTGAAGAATACTCATGATACCGCCGTTCTTACTTGACCGTCGCGATAAGCATCCATGCGTTGCTTACCATCAGCCAGATTTTTATACAGAGCAATTGCTTGAACATAGCGATCTTGCGCTAATTTAACCATTTCCGCATCGCCCTTCATGTAGGTGTACGCTTCGCAGATAGTCCCATACAAAAGCACAGAATCAAAGTTATCACCAAGCCAAGATGTGTTAGCGGTAACAATAGACTCAGGGTAGTAGTAATAGTGAAGTTCGGCCATATACGCAGAATCAGGCGTGGGGCCAACAATAAACGCCAACTCGTTTATATCGTTAGATTGCGGTCCAAAGATTGCATAGTGTTTGGGCTTACCTGTAGTTGTTGGATTTGGATATGCTTCACGCATGAAGTTCACATCTTTGTTCAGCAAATACAGGTAATCACCGGTACCAGATGCTGGGTATATGGCTAAGCTATATACCGACAAAAAATCAGATGGGCACCCCAAATATTTATTGCCAGAACTCAAAGAGCCTGTCACGTTCTTTCTTAAATTAGCAGGTTGCGCCGTGTTATAGATGCGCTGCTCCGCCTGACGAATGAACGTATTCATATTGTCAGTTGGGAAAGAATTCTCGCAGTAGTCGCTTACCTGCGTGACAAGCTGGGTGTAGTTCATGCCATCGGGCCTCTTGACATTACGCCTTTAGTCGCTGCACCTGCGCCGCGCATCTTAATGCCAGAAGTTTTAGCTGCTGGTTGTGCGCGACGATAAACATTACCCACAGCCATATTAACTGTGCCAGCATCGCTGTGATCTGGGCCACTGCCGGGGTTGGTAGAAGCTGTAACTACTTTGCCCGTCATAGTATGCGGTGTGGCGTAGACTTTGGCATCGCCAACTTCTTTACCCATCATCTTTTTGCTAAATGTAGCCATGATTAGCCTCGCTTCTGTGCGGCAATTTTTGCCAAGTTACGACCCATGGACAACATATCGGCATTGGTTTTACCCTTACCTTTACCCTTGCCGCCCATGACTTCTTTTTGAGTAGGGCCACTATTGCCCAAGTTTTTGCCCTCGGTCTTGCCTTTTTTAGCGATGCCATCGGCTGATCGTGTGTATGCCATATTAAGCTCCTATTTGTATCGTTACTGTACCAATTTGTACACCTAATGCCAAGTAGTTTGGCGTTAGTAAATTATCAAAAAACCTAGACCCACCAACCGGGTTCCAGCCCCATTGAATGTCCCGCGATCCACCTGCGGTGTACCCATTAACGTTAACACCGGAAGTTACATACGTTGTGTCTTTGCGAGGATTACGCAAAGCCTGTGGGTCATCCACAGGAAACGTACCCAACATCAACTGCGGCTGGTCAGGGTCCCAGCACTCAGAGCAAACCAGCAACTGATACTTTCTCTGTTTAATAACTTCGGTTTTAAGCTTTTTGAGCAAGTATTGCTGGCCACAGCGGTCACACATAGCAATCGCTTTTTTGCCGGATGCGAACCTATTTCCCATTATGTGCTACCAATAAACATTTGACGGGGGACAAGCCTGATAGCCGCCTTCTCTCGGTCTTCACCAGCAGCAATCTCAAACGCCTCGTTGTACATCATCTTGAGCATTTCGACACGAGGCATCAATTCAGGGACCTTAACCGCAATGTTATACGCCAAGCCCGCTACCAAACAAGGTAGGAAACGGAAATTCATGTCTGCAGTACTGACCCCAGCGCCAGCGTCTTGAACACGTCTGAGTCTCCAGTATACGAACTGGTAGGGCGTTGAGTTGTCAGGAGTAGGCCAGACTGTTACGGCTGGTAGTTGGGGCACAAAGACTGCAGTACCATCAGTTTGTGCCGCCGCAGTTGTATTATTCTGACCACGGAACACGCCGCCTAAGGTATTACCCGTGACATAACCGTAGTAAATGTCTTCTGTGCCAAGACGGATAAAGCCCGCATTTGCTAACCCAACCACCGTACTAAGCGTTATTGTGGTGTCCGTTGACGTAATCGCGCCCACCAAGACCGAATTGGTTGGGTTAGTTTCGCCAGAAAGTCTTTGCACCCAGACTTGAATTGGGCGAGCTTGGCTAAGCTTGTTTGGGATAGTTGCATAAGTAGAGACGCTAATGCGTGTAATGGTTAAGTCCGCTTGCGTAGACGCAGTGTTGGACCCAGTACGAATGACGTGTTCTAGCAAATCAATCGTGTCCGTTGGCAGGGCGTAAGTACTAAGCCCCGGAGTCAGGTTAATGATTCCCTGCTCCATTGTCCACATGTTAATACCCTTAGACTGCCACTCAATAGTCATCAGGTTCATGGAACGACGCGCCGTACGCAAGTCATAACCAGAACGCATTTCACGGCCCGCACGCTCCCACGCTTCCTCGGCGATCTCCGTGAAGTCCATGTTGAACAGTGTGGTTCCGGTAGTGGTCATCTAAATCCTGCCGTTTTCTTTGCAATAGTCTTGGGTTGCGCTACGAACTGTTTACCAGATGCCTTACCTGCACGCTTGGCTTTAGTAGTCGCAGCGTATTCTGCTGGAGTTAGAGATTTAATGGCTTTCTCAGGCAAATATCGCTCCCCCGTCTTACTTGACGGTTTACCAGACTTAGTGCGCCACTTCTGGTCGCCCCAGTCCTTGAGCGATTTCTGAGGAGCTTTCAATCTCTATACCCCCCACCAGCATCTTTGTACTTTTTAGCAACAAGCTGTGCTTTACGTGCAGACCACTGTCCTGCGCCTGTACCGTGGGTAGCTGCGGCTTTTACCTGAGACACAATCCGCTTACGCAGATCAGGTTTAGTGTAGTTGCCAGCCTCATTGACTTTACCGCCTTCAGCATATTGCGTGAAGTCAGTATCATCCCGGCGTGCTTTACGTACACCTTTAGGCATCTTAGAGGGCAGGATAGCCCCCATACCACGGCTGGCCATCATGATTAGATGTACTTTCCGCGAGTTTTACCCTTGGATGCAATACCATCTGCGCGGCTAGAAGCTGAGCCAAATGAAGGCTTAGCAGTCTTTACACCACCCATCTTAGAAGGCTTTACAGAACCACCGCTCTTCATGCCTAAGCCCGTACCGCCAAAGTCAACGCTATTTCCACCGCGATCTTTACCGGCAAAAGCGGAGCGCAAGCGCTCGCCAACAGATCGTGTATCAGTCGTACCGCTACCGGCTCTTGCGCGTTCGCGGCTTGCCTTTGCGCGATCTGCCAAAGACATCTTGGTTACATCATCGGAAGCTGCGGCTGCTTTAGGGGCAGGCTTAGATTCTGCTTTAGGGGCAGGCTTAGATGCGGCCTTGGGCATAGCCTTGGGGGTAGCCTTGGGGGTAGCCTTGGGGGTAGCTTTTACCGTTCTACTAGAACCCGCATCGCCAAACTGACCTGCTTCTTCTGCAGCGCTAGCGTCGCCCATTTCTTTAAGTGGGGGTTTGTTAGCTCTATAAGCTTTGTCGGCTTCTTCCATGGCGTCTATGTCACCGCCGCCTTCGTAACGTTTTTTCATGTTAACTCCTTTTAGCAGGCGTATCCGCCCATGTTCATGGTAATCATTTTGCCTTTGGTTTTGCCTTTTGAGCAGCATCCATCAGCGGCTTTGGTATAGCCGCCAGCGGCTAATTTGGTTTTGGGCTGACCTTTATGCAAGCGGCTTTCGTGTTTACTTACGGCCTTCTGCATCATGGCTTTGTCCATCTTTACGTCTTCGTGTTTCATGTCGCCACCTTTAGCAAATTTGCGGCCCTTGTCCGCTTGATTAAAGTCCTTGCCCACGGATTGTGGGACGCCTACTTTCTTAGCAAACGATGGGTTGTTAGCCACCGCAGCCATGAAATTGTGTTGCTTTTTAGAACTACTCGGCACTTTGTTTGCCTTTCCTACCCAGCAAATTTTGAACCGTTTCGGTTTCCCAGATGCGGATCACCGTCCACACAATTGTAAAGATTGCGGCAATAGACGGCAACATTTCTACTAGTGTTCCTACAACAGTCATTATCGACAGCGCATCAACAACATGCTTTGTGGTTTCGTGTGAATCGCTCATGTCAGCAGTTCCACGCCCGCAGGCTCTTGTTGATACGTGAGTCCGGATCGTTGGCCGTCTTTGCACTGGTCAACTTCTTTTTCATGCCACTCATCCGAGCGCAGAAAGAGTCGCGCCGTGAGCCGCCCTCGGGCTGGGGTGCTTTCAACCCCGGCTTGCCCGGATTGGCTCTGTTGTAGGAAGCACGGCCCTTGGCGTTCAAACCGCCCGCGTCCGATTTGCCTTCCTTGCGCTGCCATGCTGGACTCTTAGCCATAGAACACCACAGCGGTTAGTCCCGCGCCGGTAGTAATGACTAAACTTGTCTCACACAACACGCCTTCACCCGGAATCCAGATGTCATCCGAGGCTTGACCTGCGACTGTGAAAGTAAATAAAGTAGTTGCGCCATCTTTGACGGCAATTGTAGAAGCGCCGGAAGAACTGTACCAAATACCTTTAAAGCGAGCACGTCCTGCATATACGGTAGTGGTTGCACCAGCCGCGCAATCTTTACCTATTACGTCCGTTTGCATCATAATCAATCTCCTTTAAAAACGGGGCCGAAGCCCCTTGAGTTGATTAGGAGTTGGCGAATGGCGTGGCAACAGTGCCTGTACCAAGCACCATACCGGTAACCATGTACTTGTTAGCAGCAATGGCAACGATTTGAACCCATGAACCTGCAACACCACCAGTGGTAGTGCCGTTCAGGTTAATAAAGTCATTAGCGGCGGCGGCGTTAAAACCAACCAATGCTGCGCCGTCGGTATCGGCATCGTTCATAACAATCGTGCCAACGTACTTGTCAGTGCCGTTAGTGCCAATCTTCAATGAGCTAGTGGCAATTGTTGTAGGAACCCAAATTGTGTACACAACACCTTCATTGTTAGCTGTGCTGGGGTCTTGACCGGGGCCAGATGTGGTGGAGTTAGCCGATGTGTTAATGGCTGGCAATGTCAAAGTCAGTGCAGCAGCCAATGTGCCACCAACAGAAATAATGCGACCGCCATGAGCTTCTGGGCTTAATGTGGTGCTTGCTGTGATTTCAACA